AGCTTTTGTATTCCTTTATATTTCTGTGCTTTCGTACATTACTTATCCGATGCTCTCTGATTAAAAAAATAACTATTCAGTCCTTGTCATGAGCTCTGAATAGTTATTTCGAGTGGAAGCAAGGGGGCTCGAACCCCACTCTATTCCTCTTACTTTCCGCATATTTACTGGCTTTCTAGGTGTTTTTTGTTGATTACTTTTGACTACTTTCGCAAAAATAGTAGTCAAATCACCTTGCCTGTAAATCTGGTATACTACTCAAAATAGACGATTTCTTTTCAATGGTTTTCCTGTTCCTATGATAGTGTATTTCTGATGTCATAATATCTGTATGCCCCATCTGATCCATAACAAGTCTCTTATCCACATTGTTATCCATAAGAATAGTTCCATATGTCTTTCTTACTTTGTGCGGTGGCTTTGGATAAATTTTCAATTTCCTGCAAAGCCTTTTCTGCCTTTGTCTAACCGCCTGTGCGGTGATCCTAATATCATTTTTTGTAAAAATGTAATCTCCAAACGGATTCATGTGTTTTATTTTATCGCAAATCCATACATAATCACTTGGTATAATTGCTGTTCTGATTCCTGCCTTGGTTTTAGGATACTCTTTTACTTCAACAACATTGTTTCCGTTTTCATCTTTATACTTCGTCTCCGTTCTGCGAACGTTAAAAGTATTATCAGAAAAATCGGAATGCCTTAATGTTACAACTTCTCCGATACGTACGCCAGTTAAAAACATAAGCAATATCGCAACATTAGAAGTATCAAGGTGGCTGACAAGATACTTAATCATTACATCAGTTTCATATTCGTCGAATACTTCTTCATAGTCTTCTTTTATTACTTTTTTAAAATCACTATCAGATACGTCAAGATTATCAAACAGTTCTACGATATTAAAATCAATAAGTTTGCGTTTTTTCGCTCTTTTAAGAAATGTTCTTGTAATTCCTTTTAGACCGGAAAATGATTTAGGTGTCAACTCTTTATCGGCAATTTCTTCCTCTAAAAAATCCCCCCATTCATCTTCTGATATTGATTTTATTCTTCGCTTTCCCAACTCTCCATAGTGTCTGAGAAAATATCTCTCGTCTCTGTCGTATGTTGCTTTACATATCTTTTTAAGAGACAATCTCCGGTCTTCACATTCGTAAAACACTTCTGTAACTGTTGGATTTTGCTCTTTTTGGTAGTAAAACTCAATAACTTCTTCTTTGATATCTTCCTCGCTTTTCTTTTTTACAAGTCTCCTTCCTTTTTCTTCATCTGGCAAATAAGTTCTCCAGTATCCGTCTTTGCCTTTGTTGATTGCGTATTGGTGTTTCTTCAGATACTCCTCTTTCTTTTTCATTTCAATGCTTTTTTGCAAAGATTCCGTGTCAATCATACCATTGCTAACGGCATATTGCAATATTTCCATATCAGAAAGTTCCAAATCTATCACCTTCTAACCGCTTAAGTTTATTTTTTATAGACCTTACTCTTCTTTCTACAGTAGTTACAGAAATGGAATGTCTAAAGGATATTTCTTTTTGAGAAATTCCTTTAGACAAATCCCAAAACACTTTCTCTTCCTCTTCCGTGAAATTGGCGTTCCGGAAGATTTCTTCAAGTTCTGGCTTAGTCAGTTTTGACAACTTCATAAGCCAGTCTCCTTTGCTAAATTTCAGTTTAAATGCTGCTTTCTCATCGCAAAAACAGCAAAACCGTCCTTCGTTTTTCGACAGAAGGCTAAATATCGTGGTACCGTCTCAGAAGTTTATAAGGTCATCTTGAACGGTCAAACGGCTGACCCTCTATTTCAGTTTACTCCAGATGCGCTGTCCATTCCCAAATATCTACCGGATCAATGGGTTCTGCGCATTTAGGGCATATAGGATATAAACCTTTTCTGTAATGTTCCTCCATTTCTCGGAATACTTTATTCTTTCGCATCCGTTTGAATTCAGCATCTGCCAGTTCACTGTATGTTTTGGCTTTAGATAGCATTTTACGCTGTTCATCCTCCAGCAGCTCATACCGCCTCGCCAATGTAAGCAGAGCATCAAAAGCATCTACCGTAGCTCCGCAATCCTGACAGCTTACGATCCTGTTTACCGTATCGACCTCGTAATGAGGTGGATCGCATTTGCACAGCTTTTCTCTTCCTCGCTCGATTCTTGCTAGATTGAAGGAAATAATCTCATTGTCCATAGTATTCCTCCACTAAATCCTAAGAGCATTACCGCAAAATCTACAGTACTTTGCCAATATCACACACTTGGAACCGCCTGTATAATGGCTTTCCACATATTTGTGTACTACTGCTCCGCAATATTTACACGTTATTCTTGCCATAACAGCGTAGCTGTCATTTATTTCTTTCTGTTCATCGTGTGACCACATTTCTCGCTTAACTCCTTTGCTAAATACTAAGTTACATACTTAATTTCTTACCTTATCCAAGTACTCCTTGCATTTCCAATACACTTCCGGATCAAATTCTTTCCGCTCATGCTCATAGTCAGCAACGCACATCGGTTTTTCAACTTTTGCTTCGCAACATACATTGTTATTCATTTTGTTATCCTCCTGTTATTTCTGTGCTAAATAGCACATGATTCCACAATCCGGGAATATTTCTGTGTTCATGTCTCCACGGTTGGGATCCAGTTCATCGAGATATAACGGCGTCCCGTCACTATCTTTCAGAATGGAGTACCCAACCAGTCGTTCCAACTGTGCCCGGCTCTCAAACACTTCCGGGAAGTCCTTGCGGATCCTGTTCCAATACCCCATACCACCCTTGACACATCCGATGCAGTTGTTGTTCGGATATCCCATGTCATACATCTTCGGTCGAGGAAAAGAAAATGTTCTCTCAAACAGTCCGTGAACCTCTTCCTTTGACAGATTCCGGTCAATCAGAGGAAATTCATGCTCCGCTTGCGGATTAGATTCTACTGTCCGCTCTGCCCGGTTGCGCTCTTTCAGGTCAAATCCCCACACATAAGTCAGGTCGTATTGCTTATGCTCCTGCTCCCATTGCTTACGGACACGCTTTTTCAGCCAGTTAGTACATGGGGCAAATCCGTTGCCTGCGCTGCGGAATCCTCCGAACGCTCGGACACATTCTTCCACACATCCATATTCCGTAGATCTAAGTACCTCAATTTCTTTTCCGATTGCCTTTTCGCAATCCTTGATAAATCTCATGCTATCCTCATGTTGGTCGGCAATGTCAATGTAAATCCACTTATCAACATCTCCTGCAAGGTATCCTGCCATAAAGGATGATACTCCTGCGCTGATCCAACATACCTTTAGCTTTTCTGTCATAACACCACGCTACAAATGCTGTATCGTGGATCACCATTCGTTTGCTCTACATACGCTTATCAATAAGCCTTATAGCCACGGTGTTGTAATTTTTCGGTACGCCACCCCTATTCACTGCGCACCAACCCGGTTTACCGGGCATTCGTTATTCCTTTCTTACAATAGTTTCTTCCTGCTCCTTGTACATCCTGCCCGCCATCTGCACTAGATAGTGCTGTAAGGCTTCTTCAACGCTGATTCTGTGCTTGATGCAATATCTGTCAACGTACCGCTTAAAGTCCTCATTCTGCTCGTACAGGGCGGTGTAATCAATGGGTTCCATCTGCATCACACTCCTTTTGGCTTCTCACACCGTTCAAATTCAATTACCCATACATAAGGATTCGCATCCCAACCGTAGCGGTCAATGTCGGATTTCTTGATGGTGGAATCCCACAGATCATGAAACATACCTTTTACAAAATCTTCTCCAACGTGTTTTAAAGGTTCTTCTTCAATTCCTTCTTTCACACACCCTTTTCCGTCAATATTCTGCAACCGCTCCACTCTCACATCCGTAACCTTAAGCCAGATACGTGCGGCTTCTTTCGGCATGTGGATGGATGGGTGCCAACGGCAAGGCGATTTTCCTTTCTCCCAGACAAAATCCGCACCGTTGTATTCGCATTTTGCTTGTCTGGCATCATTTCTGGATTGATTTACTAACCTATCAAACAGCTCCCGGTCATGTATGTAAGTTAATTCTCCGCAAGTGCCGTCTTTATAGTCAAAGGCTATCATTTGATTGAATATATCCCATGCTCCAACACGCCATGTCTCTCGGACATACAGGATATCGCCCGGCTGATATGGTGGTGTAATTTTGCCTTGTTTTCCGTCTGTATCATATATATACAGCGGTTCTTCGCTTACTTCAAAATATCCTTGCGGTTGTGGTTTAATTATTCTTCTCGTGCAGCTCTTTCTGCCATCCAGAATCGCCCGAACCATTTCTGTATTGAATAAAATCGGCTTAATTGCCATCCCCTGCACCTACTTTCTCAAAATAGAACTTAATCGGTTCTCTGTTTTCCTGCACCATGCCGTATCTGACTGCGATATTGTATGTGCACACATCTCTTGCCAGCCTGTCCGGTATCTTCTGCAACTGCTTTCGAAAGTCTTCCAGTTCCATTGTTGCCTTGTAGCGATTGCACGAACCACAAGACGGCATCAGATTGCTTATGTCGTGTACGTCTATTCCGGTAAATTCCTCTGTGTACTCATAATTTTTAAGACAATGCAAATGATCTACATTAAAACATTTCTCCGGTATTTCACAGCCGCAATAAGCACAGTGACCATTGTATTTCGCATACACTAATTTTCTAACTGATTTAGGAATCGGTTTTCGCATCTGCTCCACCTGCCTTTACAATCTCCAACAAATCATCTACCAAATCCTTGACCTCATACATCATCATAGTGTCGTAGGATTTTGACTGCTGATCTGCTGTATTATTTCCATATTTCGTACAGTCTTTAAGGAATGCTGTGCGTTCTTCCAACTGCTCCACAACCTTGTCTGGGTCGTAGGCGGTCGGATAATCACGTAAAGCGTAAATTACGTCTTGCATATCCTCCGCATCACTACACATAACCGATCTTTCAAACGCATCTGCATCAATCAATCTTCCCATCGTTCGCCCTCCTGTTCCAATCTGTAGTTGCTTTCGTTCGCTCGTCTTTCCCTGTTCTGATGCCTCCGTCCTGATCCATGTACATCTCACATTCATAGCTTTTTGGAAGTTCCGTTCCGCATTTCATACATTTGATTTTGAACATTACCACAACAGCCGAATGTGATGACTTATTTGTAATGGTTAAGAACATTGCGTTTCCACCGCAGAACGGGCATTGCTTAAGTCTTTCACTCATTCTTCATCACCCCAATCAATGTGCTGTCCACAATTCGGGCAATAATCATATCTATCGCAATCAACCTCGTAATGCTGACCGCAGCAAGGGCAAATCCATGTATCATATACAAGCTGTCCGTCTGAGTATCCGTCTCCCTCGTAATCCGGTTTCTTCGATGTCTGCTTCTCCACAGCTTCACGACATTCCTCTACCGTGCCGATCTGGCGGTACTGCTGCACCTCTTCCAGAGCTTTGATTGCAATTCCCATTGCTTCTGTAAGTTCCTCTTTGGTCATGCTAAGTGGTGTTCCTTGGGGATTGCTTAAGGATGCCGCAAAAATCATTGTATTGCATATCTTTATTGCTTCATTCTTCGTCATGGCTACTCCTCCTAATCCGTCATACTAATTCCAACGATAACAAAACCAATGAAAATTATTCCAAAAATCAGTTTACTCATACTTTCTCCTACAACTTCAACTCGGAAACTCTCTTAAAGGCTTTTTCAACCTCGTCAACATACTCTCTCATAGAAATTACCTTGCCATCGTTTTCATCCAGTGGAATAAGCTTTACAATGCGTTCCACACACGCTCTGACACTGGGATAATATCCGATGATTCTCTCCGCAGACTTTTTCTCGCCATCTTTGGTTTCTCCCTGGTATCTCTGCTTAAGAGTGTGGTTCAGTTCGTCCACCTCGATAAAATATCCGTCAACAAGTTCGATTGTTACTGTCTTCATCATTCTTCTTCACTTTCCTTTTTAAATTCCGCAGGACACATAATAGTGCCATCGCCAACTCCTTGTCCGTCATGCTCCTGATCCGGTCTGCGTTTATCATCTGTGCGTAGTGCTCACAGTCTCTTTCTATGTCCTCATGCGGACAGTCATTGATTTTCTCGCACCATGAGTACGCATCAAACCCATTATCCTTTGTTTCTAAATTCTTGCAGTTATTACACTTCGCCATTATCTACCTCGCTTTCCCGGTACGGTTCCGGCAGTGGCATCCAGGCTTTTACATAATCCAAGGATTTCTCTGTCTCAAACTCTTTGTAATATACGTTGTACCAACTTGTAAACACATTATCAGATTGGTTTCTAACAGGATTAGTTAAAAAGACAAGATATTTACCGTTTTTCTCCGGCAGTCTCTCACTTACTGGAATCCACACTGGCTGATTCTGCAAGGCGGTGATTGCCATTTGCAATGCATCCTCACAGCAATGATCTACTCCAGTTTGTCCGTACAGAGGACATTCTTCACAAACCTCTGAGTACCGTTCACTCTGAGCCTTTAAGCAGTAAATAGCTTCTTCTCTCTTCATTCCGCACCTCTCATTTCTGCCAGCTTGGCTTCGGCTTCGGATTTTGTGAGGAATACCGTTTTACCAAAATCGCATTCTCTAAAATATGCTCCTATAAAATGATTTGTTACCTTAGCGTAAATTCTAAATTGTTCTCCGCTTTCATAGAATGATACACTAGAAACATAAGCTTCATAGACTTCGTCTTTCATGTTCTCATCATATTCAATATCATCAAACACATTAAATGGAGAAGTGACTACATAAACTGTATCTCCCACCTTGCACGGCAACCGCAGGAGCAATCCCTGCTCCTCGGAATCCTCGTAGCGTTTCAACTTTTCCCTCAACTCTGCCATTGCCCACATGTTTCGATAAAATACTGCGATCAGAGCATTTATGTCTGTTAATGGATCATACATGAGGTTTTCCATCATTTCTTCATCAAATGATTCGTCATTTAACGGTAAAACATCTTTTGCAAAATTTTCCGTAATAACTCTTGCGAAATCTCTCGCATCAATATCTTTTGCATAATCTCTATATCTGGTATTTCCGTCCTGTGTTATGTAACAACAATTAAGTGCCAGTTTAAACATTCCCATTTCTGATACATTCTTATTGGTTGTCAGTCTCTCCATCCTTGCTCCTTTCCTTGATCCTCGGTCTCTCCACCATCACTGGATAGCTGCACTCATACGGATTCGTGCGTCCGATTCTAATAGCATCAGCAACCGGATGTGTAGCCATGTAGAGTAAGTCACCGTTCTGAAAGTTTCCTGTTCCCTCTCTCATGAAACTACACTCCTTTTTCCGTATGTACTTGCGATTCCGTATACATTGCAAATTTCTCTGTAATATTTTTCCTGTGCATGGATATGAGCATCCACACGGTCAAGTTCCGTCTCACACCACTTTGCAAATTCTTCTGCAGACAATGGTGTTTCCAAATTTTCAAATTTTTCTCTGTTTTCAATCACAAAGCACACCATATCAACCGGAATGTGGTTCAAATCCGAAAGAATCTGAATCTGTTTATCCTTGTCCTCTGCTTTTTCATAATTCGCCAACAATTCATAACCTGTCATCTGCATTTGTATCACCTCTTATCAAGTTTTATTTCTTTGTCGTAGCAACTTTTCTTCGGATTTCCCTCTACTGGGGAAACCATCTTTTTAGGATCCGTAGTATATGCTCCGTTTAGTTTCAAACCTATTTTGCTTTTTTCGTCCACGTAGCATGACGGCTTGTAACGATCCGGTGGAATGTAATTGTGAATGCGCCAGTGCTTTACAAGCATAACACCACTATCGAAAGATAAAAGGAATCTATTGTCTATCAATGCTTTCAAATCATCATCAGAAGCACCGCACATCCTTATGATTTTCCGTGGATTATTCACGAATCCGTCATCGTCAGCGTTCATACAGATATGGAAATAAAGCATTTGAGCCGTAGCAGGAATATCCAAAAAAGCATCACTCTCAATTATTTTTGCGCTGAACATTCGTTTTTCTGCCATTTATAACTCCTTACTCAAAAATAGGCTTCTCAATATAGATCCCGGTATTTTCCACCAGTTCTCTCCATAAATCCATGAAATCCTTTCCGTTGCACTTGTCTCCAGCTTTGTCCATGTGGTCAGAAAACTTATCCTTGAAATTCGTCAGCTTCTTCTTACCAAATCCATCTTCCATAAGAATTACCATTCCATATAGGATGTACCTTGTGGACAACTCATTGATAAGATTGTTACATCTGACCTGTTCCTGGATGCATTTCTGCGCTACAACCGACTTGTAATGTGGATAATCAGCTTCGGTAAATTCCTTGTACTCAATCGTCCAGTCTGCAAAATCGTTAAGCCTACTCTGTAACTCCGTATAATGCTCATTCTCGTACTTTTCATTGTACTCGGTGAATTTACCGCAAAAGTCGGAAAGTCTCGTCTGTGAGTACTTGTAGTCTTTCCACAAGGTATAGCAGAACAGTGTCAGTATTCCGGTGAATGGACTTCTCTCCGCAGACTGCTTCAAAAGTTCTGTCTGCCGCATGATTTTCAAAATTTCCTGCGGATTGTCATATCGTTTTGGCATTTTATGTATCACCTCTTTTCAAGTTCTGGCTCTTTCCTTTTGCAATGAGTAGCACCGTATTCTGATTTTCCTACATATTCGTAGCAATCAACACATTTCCATCTACCACTTTGATACGGTTTGTGAGTACGTCCGTTGATTGAGTGCATTGTGTTTGGGTACTCATTCCAACAGCTACAATCGTAATTTTTTTCGCTCATGTAATCTTCTCAAATTGCTTTAACAGGCATTCCTTACAAAACTGTACACCGTCAAACTCGTAAAGTTCCTCTACCTCTTCCTTACAATCATCGCAATACAAATGTTTCACATTTATGTTCGGGCACCTATTGCCGAGACATGGATAAGCTTTCGTTGCACATCCGTAGCATTCGCCTTTGTATTTCACCATTTTCTGAAAAACTCCTTTAATTTATTGCAGACTTGCTGAAATCTATACTTAAACAAGTACTTTTTAAAAGATTCAGTTCCATATTGATAGCAAAGATACATAATCTGTTTTTGAGTAGAAAGAGATTCATAAAACTCCTTGTCAGTTTCTTCAACGTATTGTAAAAGTACTTCATAGTCTGTTTTATTCATTACTTTTACCATCCTTTTCTCCATGCAAAAGTTCCATAAACTTCGCAAACTGTTTCTGCGACACGGAATTGTTCTGCTTCTCAGGCTTCAATCCGATGACCAGATGCTTGTCGGCAATGTTCGCCAATTCCCTTGCAAGGTTGATTTTGCCTTGTGCCAATCCATCACGGTAACCTTTTCCCGGCTTCATTACACCAGTTACCATTTTCCCTTGTCCTTGGCTTCCTGCTGTAATGTTGTACATTTGTATTCCTTGGTCACCAAACATTTTAATGTACTTTACTTCCTCTTCATCTAAATGTTCTTTATCAACTAAGTGATACCAAATATTCCAACCGGACGGATTATCTTCTGTACAAAGTCCATGTTTTTTAAGGCTAAGTGCTATATGATCATATTCAAGCAAATGAGAAGCGCACCTGTCACACAAGGCAACTGCCTGTCCGCAGTATCCCCTTTTTATTCCTGCTTCGTCCGTTCTGTAAAAAAGATAGATTCCACTATCGTTAGGTATTGTAGGGCAAGTTTTTTTGATGCGTTTCACTGCTTCTGCTTTTTTAGCGTATATCTTCTTCCAGTCACTCAAAACGGACACTCCTTTCCATTCTGTAAAATCCATTCCTTGCCTGCTGCTGCAACGTCCACATTCGCCAATGGAGCAATATTTTTTACCTCTGCTACACATTCATCAGAATCGGTTGTATCACCGCCTAAATGGCACAATATGACTTTTTGCAAGGCATCTGATTTGTTCGCTCCAACAATTCCTTTGCAGGTTTCCAGTTCGCAGTGACCTTTGACCTTGTGAACGTAATTAGGTGCATCCATGTCAACATATTTCTTCTGATAGTTGCACTCGATCAGCATATGGTCTAACCGCTGTTTTTTGAACACATACGAACAATATTCAAGGTCTGTCAGATACAGAAGTTTCTGATTGTCAACCATAATCAAAAATCCGTAGTTCTCTGTGCCGTTGTGTGGCACTTGAAAGCAGAATATGTGGAATTTTCCCATCTGTCTTTCACGTTCTGAATGGTCTGACTGCGGTTGCCACACCTTTATTCCCATGTGTTCAAGGTCTGATACGGATAATGAGTGGTCTTTGTGCGCATGGGTGCATATCGCACCCACAACACACTTTATATTCCAGTTAAGACCACGCTTTATGTCCATGATAGGAAGTCCTGCATCCAGTAAAAGCGTTTCACCGTTATCTGCCGTCAGAAGATAGCAGTTACCTGAAGAACCGGATCCTAAACATTTTAGCTTCATGTTTCTACCTCAATTTCGTCATCTTTTGGAAACTGAAATATGCAGTTATTTACATATTCAACTTTTGATGGCTCATTGTTCATGGTTTGAACTATAATTCCACTATTTTTCAATTTTTCAAACTGTTTTACCACATCTTCTGCAATTTCAACATTTTGAAAAAGAATCGGCATACCAACGTATGCTTTTCTAAGCATTTCCATAGCTTTCTTCGATTTTTCTTCTTTGGAATATGTAGCTACAACGCCATGCGCAATTTCTGAGGGTCTGGCAATGGTATCTCTTATCGCAACAATGGAATTATCTTTTGTAATTCCAAAGCAAAAATTTTCATATGGAATATCAGTTCTACCGTCCTGTGAAATAATTCTCATGGTGTCCTCCCTACTTAAAGCAATCCGGTGTCTCTGCGCTGGAAATGTCAGTCTCTGCGGTCTGCGGTACTTCCTCAAATGTTGCGTCAGGAAACTCGATAGTGTTTGCATTTGCCTGTACCTCTTCTGCCACAACTTTTTCCACATCAAGTTTCACATCGGAAACATCAGGAAATTCTTCCTGCGCATACAAACCTTGGAATTTATCCGGAAAAGCTTCTCTTAATGCCTGTACAACAGCAACTTTTCTTATCATTGTTGCAGGCTTTTTAGACCATTGACCGTTTATTGTTCCATCTTTTTTTCTTCCAACATATTCATCGAAAGATACTGACTGGTACTCCGGTGTCTCTCTTCCTTTGATAAACACTTTAGCCCAACCTCCTACAATAGATTCGTCCTTAAGGACAAAAGATCCTTCTCTTTCTTCAACGGAACCATCTTTCTTCTGAACAATAATTCCTGCTTTTTTTCCTGCATAATTCGGATTTGCATCGGCTCTTTTTGTAAAAACATCTTTTCCGGTAACAATCGTAGCAGGATCATTGTTTCCAAACTTAATGAGGTATGCTTCTTTCAAAAAAGGATTAAGATGCTGATATCTGCAAAGAGACATAAACATCATTACTTCCTGATCCGATACGTTTCCACCACCGCTTACAAGGTACTTTCTTACCGTTGTTGGGGAAATTTTTACAATTTCCCCATTTGATTCGTATTCCACAATTCCTGTGTTTTCCTGTTTCTTTTCGTCTGCCATGTTTCTACCTACCTTTCTACCTTCTTAAGTCCTTTAATGTTAATGATGAATACCTGGGTTGTCTTGGGATTCTGAATAAGTGCAAGCGTTTTCCACTTATCGTCACCGTGTTGCGCAATGTTCAAAACCTTTGCAACCATCCCATCTTCAACAGAAACTCCATTAACAAAATTTTGTCTATAACTTCCAAGACCGCTCCATGTATAGTATGTTGAATAGCATTTACCTCTATGTGTTACCTCTACCATGTCACCGACACGGATTTCGCTGTCATCATCTTCCTGCGCTTTTTCTTCCGGTTTGTATTTTTCAAGGACAACGTACTCTCTGTGCCATGCCGATGTAACTGCTTTTCCATCTTTCTCAATTACAACTCCGAGCATACTTGTAGAAATAACCTTAAATATATCTCCGTTTTTGTAGGAAAGCATCGAAGGCATCGCATCAACAATTTTGATGTACTCACCAACTTTGGCTTTTCTCTTCACCTCACGAACACCGTTATCAGACTTCACATCTTCGCCAATCAGCCGATTGAAAGCCAACTTAGCACCAGTACGGAAATCAAATTCATCAGCCGGATTGCATTTTGCTTCTGCTTTCTCGCCAGTGGACTTGTCCAGTGCAACTACTTTGTTGTCATTGCGGTAGATGACTATGGTTTCGTCCTTTATTATTTCTAATTGTTCTTCGCAAAAATACCAACAATGCTTTCCATGGTAAGTTTTACCACTTTCTGTATGGCCTCTTCCGTCATGCCCTTCGTTCCAACCACCAAACTTTACAAGAACATTCTCATAATCTTTTGAAAAATCGACTACAATACCTTTTTTCTGACCTTTTTTTCAACTACTCTGTCTCCAACCTTAAATTTACGTTTTTCCATGCTATTCTTCCTCACTTTCCGGCTCATTCATAAAGCCACTTGTAACTCCCTGATGCACTGTCACATCAGCCTTGTAAATTTCCTTGATGCTTCTAGGCATCACATGGAATGTCACATCCGTATCGGCAATCTTGCCTTTGAATTTCAAGGCTCCACGATCTGAAAGTCCCAGGTACACACCCACGCAACACTTGTCATCAAAATTGAATATCACGGTGTCACCGGCATTGATTGTTTCTCCGCTTGTTGTCAGAACAGAAATGACTGTCTCTTTCTTAATCTGCATTTTCCGCAGCTCCTTTCTTTATCTCATCGTCAAATATCTTGTCAGTAATTTTTGCTCCAAATTTGGAAAAAAACATTAACATAAATGGTTCTTTTTCAATTAAAGAATCAAACGGTTCTTCTGTCATTACTTTTGCAATTACTCTGCACATTTCATTAAAAGAAATCTCAACTTTTATATCTTTACCATAATCATTATTAGGCATTAGCTACTTCCTCCACTTTCAAACTCGCATCATCACTTCTTCGGAACATAATCAACTGACTGTCAACATCAGGAATCTTCCAAGGGTCAAGGCTCTCTGTATCGTCAACCATGATAGGCAATTCCACACCGCACCGATTCTGAAACGCATTGCAAATATCAATCTCCGTCAGAATCCTTGCTCCGTGGTTCATGTTCCGGCTGTAAGGCTCTCCACGGTATGTAAAGTCACAACATTCTTCCGTGTCACCATTCACAAGAGGTCTGAACATCCGCACTGTGCAGAAGCAAAGATACTTGTTCACATCAGCTTCCAACAGTTCGTTCTTCTTCCGGCTGAATTTCTTTAACAGGTCAAGCTGTGCCTGCACATCCGTAATCTTCTGTGCAATGTTCTTGCGCTCCTGTTCCAGTTCTGTGATACGCTTATCCACACTCTCGTTAATGCTTACACTCGCCAAAGACTTATCAACCACAGAAATATCATTGCGGATCTGCTCTTCATCACCTTTTAACTGGATTCTAAGAAGATTCATGTCAGTGAATTTGTGCATGGCAGCTTCTTTCTCTGCAATCTGTGACTGGACAGCTTTGTATTCTTCTGTGTTGGAAATATCCACGCTTGCCGGAATGGAATTTAATGCATTATCAGCAATGGAAACCTCTTTTTCCAACCGCTCCACTTCATCCTCGGTCTTTTTCAGTTCCTCACGCTTATGTTCCAGTTCTGCCTGATCCGCTTTGATATGGTCAGCACAGGAAGAACCCTCTTTGGTAATCAGTTCCAGTTCATGTGCCTTGCGTGCATCAAACTCCGTTCTTAACTGCTCTTTCTTCTCTTCCGGGTATTCCTGTCCGCAATAAGAACAGATCAAAGAGTTTTCATCAAATTTAAGGCTTTTATTCAAATCCCAACTCTTCTTCAATTCCTGTCTCTTCTGTTCATACTGTGCAATGCGCTTTTCCAGTGCAGAGATCTCTTCACGAATGGTATCTGCCTTAAGCAACTCTTTCTGATGCTCATTCTGAATCTGATTCAGTGTTGTGCGCTTATCTCTTCTGTCCGCATCCAGTTTTTCATTTGCTTTCTGCTGTAATGCACTCAACTGACCTTTTAACTCAATAATTCCATCAGAAAGCTTATCGTAGGACTTCATACTGTTCTGCGTATCTGTCTGCTGCTTAATGTTCTCTGACAGCTTATCCATTAAAGCTTTCTTTTTCAGTTCCAAATCCGCAAGGTCAATATCCACTCTCTGACGGCTTACCTCGTCAATTCGGCTTGGAATTTCATCCAGTAAATCCTGCAAACCTTTGGTTCCATTTCTTCCCCTTGTGCCGTACAACTGCGTATTGCAACGCTTTTTTAGTTCATCAACCGTGCCATCCTGCAGAACAGTCCTTAATGCTTCAAACTCCGGAAATTGATTGCAAATGTCATCATTACTGTGCTGACCAAACATATCAGCAAGAAGTGCTCTCTGATCCGTGCCACCTTTCAGCAGAAGTGTCATGGCATTGATGCAAAGTGAAAACTTATCTTTTCCGCATACACTCTCTTCCAAAAATGCTTCAAAATCTGCTGCCTTTTTTGGAATATCATTCACATAGTAATCCGTGACATTTCCGGTAAACTCGCCTTTCTTATTGAAGTTCTGACGGCATACTTTTTTCAGAACCTTGTCTGTACCGTCAATCTCCACGGTAACTTCTGCGGTAATATCTCCGTCAATGTCATTGCCGTCCTTATCGTGCGGTCTGATTCCGGTGATCTCTCTGCCGTTCTCGTCACGACATCCAAAAATATACTGAATTGCTCTTTTGATGGTGGACTTACCGGTTTCATTCACCCCGGAAACCTCTGTCCGGTCGTATAAATCGGTGTCCACTACGTTAAAACCGTAGAATTTGCAGAAATTCTGCAAAAAGATGTGCTTAATCCTCATTTTTCCTATCCTCCCAAAGATATAAATACAGTGAATTAACAAACATATAGATTGAGACTGGCTTGTCTGTCTCATTGATTTTCTTGTATAGTTCTGTGTTTGGGTTCATCTTATCAACAACCCACTTGATCGCCTGATACACGCTTTTTTCATTAGTGCTGTGTTCCTCTCCGATAATCCGGTAGATTTCAGAAAGTCTTCTGTTCCGGTTCTCAAACATCAGCGTTTCAACCTCTATGATGTACTGGAATCCGGGCAAGTACTGTTTCAGCCCCAGTTCTACCAAGATTTTTCTTATCTTCCTTTCCATTTTCTCACTCCTCCGGCTTTCAGTCTTCTGTTACGTGAATTATATTATCTTCACCGATATACAAGATTCCTGCATCTAACAGTCCTGCAATCAAAATCTCATTCGAACGGACGATGGGGATAATCTGTCGTTTCTGCATAAAAATACTCCTTTCTTAACCATTTTTTCTTACCGGTATTGCGGTTTACAATTCTGTAATAGAATGCTGTTTCACGGTCAACTTCCCATTCTTTCGGACTGTAAAATATCTTTCCGATGCACCCTTTGACGGTAAACCGCTTTTTGGCACTCATACGGTGTCCTCCGCAAGTTTTCCTTGTCTCCACAATGTTACATCATCAAAGCCTTTAGCTGAAAAAGAAGTAGCGCCATTAGTCCATGTAAATATTCCCCCATTTTTGAATCTTGCAAAATATCTAGGATACCAAGATTCACTGTCAGAATCTCTTACGAATACCTTTGTATCCACCGGCACTTTTGACCAGTCAACAGGTGGTTCAACATATTCCTGCTCTGCCCATTCTTTGAACCTTTCCCTGCATCTGCTTTTATCACTCCATGCGCAATCGGAGCAAAGTATTACATTGCAATCACATAACTTTCCTTCTTTGTCCACAGCTATCTCTATACTATCAAGTGCCATGTCAATAATCTGTTCCGCATATTTCTCTCTGTTCGTCATTTTCCATTCATCCTTTCCAGTTCTGCGCTCCTGGTTAATATCCAGTCTGCGTAATCACTTAATTCTGTCTTTGTAGCTGCGTTCTTCTCTCCGTGGTAAACCATGAGGACAATTCCTACATCACAGTACTTTTCAAATAATTCCGACAAGTAGTCGGCTCCCACATGGATATTGCCGTCCACAGAGTAGATGTCCGTCACTCCCAAACGTTCCATGCGGTCTTTATGCCATCTGTCAGAAATCTGCATCAGACCTTTGCAACCGCCACTTTCCACATCCGGTCTTCCGGAAGATTCTTTCTCGATCATTGCCATAAGCAGTTCCGGGCAGATGCCGTATTCCTCACCGTACTTTACACACGATTCCTGTGCTTCCTCGGAGATAAAACTGCCGGATGGCTGTGCCGTGGAAGTAAATGTGATGGAGAGCGCTATTATAATAGGAAGAAACAGCTTCAATGTCGTTCTCATGCGCTTTCCTCCTCGATAGGTTCAATGCCAATCTCTTTCAGCTTGTTATACAAGAACATTCTGCCTTTCTGTGTCCATACGGTAAGTGGCTTTGTTCCGGTGCTTCCGTCATGCTTAACATAATCATTTGTCTTTGTTCTCACATAACCCTTGCCCTGAAAGTCTGCGTACAATATCCACTGGTCACCGACTTTTCTCTGAATACCGGCTGTTCTTAAAACTGAATTGAACCTCACCGCACTCATTCCGTAGTCCTGCGCAATCTGTGTAACCGTCATACAGTCGTTAGATGAAAGAATCTTGTCCACATAGTCAACTTTTGGTGTCATATCGGTGATCACGGCATCCATCTGTTGCACTGTGGTCTGCAACTGCTTAACCTCTTCCTCTTTCTGCGCAAGCATCCTCTGTGCTTCGACAACTGCCAGCGCAATCAATTCCTGTCCAGTAGGGATATGTGCCTTAATGGAATCTTCCATTTCGTGGAAACGGTCAATGTACTTTGCCGTAAATTCTGTTCCCCTAACTCCAGTCATCTTATGTGCTATGAACTCGCAACCTTTCTTCGTTACCAGGTAGCAAGGCTGTGTCTTGTTTTGGCTGTTCTGATAGGTACTTTCTGTAAAGAAATCGGACTGGGAAATATTCCCCTGTCCTAATTGCTCATAATATCTTCTGATATCCTTAAGCAAATCGTTATGCTGTTTCCCTACCATTTCCGCTACTTCCACGGAAGATATCGTTTTCTGCTCTAATTCGTTCATTGTTCTCCTTTCTGTGGTATACTCTCCTATAAGGAGGTGATAATTTGGTATACAATGGTTTTTGCGATAAGCAAAACAAAATGTACTCTGTTGAATTTTCTTCCATAAATGCAACCTCTAAAGAGGATTTAAGTAGAAAAACCATAAATGGAAGATTGAATTGTATTTATGCAGGTTTGACTGGATGTTGCGACCATCCTAACCAATGCTCAATTCTCAAAAACATCAACAAGTAATGGAATGGCTCTCTGAAATATGGGAGCCTATTCTTTCGAAAAGCTGATAGGAATTTCTCTGCTCCTAAGCTTTATGCTTTCGATTTCTCCTAACCCATCCTGCATAATCCGCAACACTCTCATATCCGTTGCAAGATTAAGTGCATTAAGGTCAAGTGTCAGAGTAGGCACGTCATCCCCAACCCCTTGTTTTAGTGTGAAGCTTCTCACACCGTTGATTTTGTGACCGTCAATGAGTACTTCTGTAAAAACTCCCTCTTCACCGTCACACTGGTGAATCTCAATTTTTGATGTTTTCACTCTTCTCACCTCTCTCGGCAAATTCCTCCGCCATTTTTTCTTTTTCACTCATTCAATTAACTCCCTATTTGTGGTATACTCTCCTTATTCTGATATAAGGAGGTGAATTATATTGGATTCCAAAGAATATGCATCCGCTTACGCTATTGCTAAAATTTGTGGATATACCGGAAATTTTGATGATTTTAAGAACTTGTACACCCAATACTATTCAGAAATCGTCAATTCTTTACCGAAAGAAAAACCACAATTAGCAATAGCAGCGGCAACTAACAATCCTTTCCATATCCAGAGCCGTTCCTAAAAGGCGAAATGGCGGTAAGGACTTTGATAGACAAATCAATATTTGTTTCTTCGATTTTCTTATCGCCATCTATAATGCTTTTGTAATCTTCGATAATATCAAACGCAATGTGCTGTGCCATCTCGTCAATTCCAACAAAACGTGAATCAGCTTTCTGAACTATATTTGCTTTACCGTTTTTGTCTAATACCACATATCTCTGTTTTTCCATGTTTTTACCTCACTATTCCAGTAACTCGTCTACTTTTACTCCAAGGACTTTTGCAACAGCCTTTAAATTGTCAACTTGCGGAGCAGATTCATTCCACTTTCGGATAATTCCATTGCTCAATCCGGCTTTCTGCTCCACTTGATAAATATTTGTTCCTTTCTTATCACAAATTTCCTTGATTCTGTCGTAACAATTCAATCTATCACTTCCTTTCTCTTGATTTAGGAATTTAGAGAAAAACTTGACAAAATTTAGAGAATGTTCTAATATAGTAACTGCCAAGAAACCACAGAGAACATTTTTAAATTTAGGCTTTCCTCTAAATCCTAAATTTATTATATAGAGTGTTCTCTATTTTGTCAAGCATATTTTTAGAGTATCATCTAAATTTTTGGGAGGACACTATGACTACAGTAGAAAGAGTAAAATCTATATGTAAAGAAAGGAAAATAGCCATTTCTAAATTAGAGACTTCTTGCGGATTTAGTAATGGATATATAAGAAGTTTAAAAAAGGGAGTTATTCCGGATGACCGTATAGAAGTAATTGCGAATTTTTTAGGAGTTTCTATTGAATTTTTGTTGACCGGTAAAGAAGATGGAGAAAAATATTCAGCAAAATATGCTAGATTAGTTTCTTTTTTAAGAAATGATCCCGATATGGAAGATTTATTGATTAAGTACTACAATCTTTCGGAGAAAAAGAGAAGTACTGCATTTTCCGCATTTAAAATGATAATCGGAGGTGCGGAATGAAGAGAAAAATAAAAGATTCTAATGATTTTTTTGGCTATTTAATATCAATAAAAAATAAAGACAACAATGTTGTATTAGGTAGGATTTCAAAAGATTATGGTGATTCTGCCATAGATGATTTTATTGATTACATAAATGAACTAGAAGAAATGAAATATATAAAAATAAATTCATTAGAAGACATACATATAGTAAAAAGTAAAGAGCATAATTACATAAGTCCTTTTAAAAAAATTATTGATTATATAGGTCCAAAACTTGTTTACGTTTTAGTGTACTTTATGGGATTATGCTCTCCAATATTTACAGAATATTTAAAGAAAATATTAGGTCTATCTTAAGAAATAATTTGTTAATAATCCTAAAAAGTAAATCAAAATTATTAACGCCCAATTTATTTTTTTTCGATTTTTCATTTTTCCCCCTCTATATCAGAGACAATGACATAGACATATTTCAATATGTCATTGTCTTCTATTCCAGATAGTATCCTTGCAATTTCCTCTCTGTAAAATTCATTGCTTTCGTTCATCGTAACCACACCCCTCTCCCCTTAATTCTCCGCAGAATCTAAAGTAGCGATACATTACATTATAGAACATACGTTCTTAACAATCAATATATTTGACGCACGTTTTTTATTGTTGTAAAATATCAACAAAAGAGGACGGTGAAAACGCCAATAAACACCGCCCTCGCCAGAACTTGAAGTCCCTTGAAACAAGGGATGTTACAAGTGTATCATGTGAAAGGGGGATAAAAAACATGATGAAAAAAGACCGAATCAAAGAAATATCGACACATCTATCAGTCAACCGTACTAATTATATGTTAAGTTTTCGTGGGAATCTCCATGAATTTCTCAATGAACCGGACATGACGGTTTACAAGCTTGCTGATGAAGCTAATTTGCCTTATTCTACGCTTAATTCACTACTATACGGTAATTCTAACGACACGAAGCTATCGACCGCTGTTGCGCTTGCTAGAGCCTTTGGAATCAGTGTAGATGAACTGGTAGGTTGCGGCACTATGGAAGATAAGATGTTGGAATCTGTCAAGATATGCCGCAGTCTGCCGGAACACTCTCTGTACCTTATCCGTTACTTCATACGTCACCAAGCTAAAATCTATTCCAGTCTTGAAAAATCGCACAAGTATATTTCTGTCCTTAATCCACAACTTATGAATGGAATTATCGCAACCACAAATGCTGTGGAACCCATGTGCATAGACAATTTGCCGGAAGACATAAAATCCAAGGCTTATATCGGTGTGAAAATTCCGTGCGACTACTATATGCCGTTTTATCTGCCGGGGGAAATTATTCTCCTTGCTGCGGATCGTGAGCCGCAAGATGGTGAACGATGTATTGTGACCAGTAATGGTGGGATATATATTGTCGTGAAAACACATATAATTGAAGACGGTGTAAAAAAATGGAGATATGTTCCGCTTATGTCTCCAAACAGCATACTCCCGGAAAATATTATTGATGACATGATAGGATATGTGGTTGGTTTCGTCAACAATGACGGTGACTGGGGAATCAGATAAATAGATTAAGAGCATGGTTTTTTCACCATGCTCTTTTTTGTTGTTATTTCGCAAATATTTTTTTATGACTACTTCTGTAAATGGCAAGTTAGAATTAAAAATTATTAAAATTGATCCAACTGTTGATTTTGATACAACCCTAAAAATTGGATATTTTAATGCACCAGAAATACCTGATGGATACACTGTAATTGCAGTAAACGGATACACTAATTTCCCACATGTGGATCTAATATTTTGTAATTATGACAATAACAGCAACTATGTTGGAGTTATTACAATATCCTCACGTGCAGTCACCGAACAGGCTACTATAGAATTTATTTGCCGTAAAAATTAAAATTTACACGTCCCAGCCAAATGAAAAACCAATCTGCGAGAATGTGATTTCCACATCAGACGCAGCATTATATAATGAAATATCTCCATTGATACTTATAATAATGCCGATGTAATAGATTCTCGATGTATCAGAATTCCTAACCTGAGTGTAAAAAACCAATGCTCTTGATGGAACATATTGCTTGGACATTGTACCTATTTTTAAAGTTCCCCAACCTGGGATCGTGTATGTAACACTCTGAATATATTGTGATCCATTCAATGTCACATGGTTACCGGTTTTAGAAACAATAGTGCCTTCATTGACAAATTCTTCTTTAGTCTCTAACTTGCCATTTACATCACTTAATCCTCCAGTAACAGTCCCGTCACCAATAGTCGAAATATCGGTAGTTCCGATAAGACCTATAAGTGATTTAAGGTTTTTTACAGCCAGTTTAATTTTTCCCAAAATAGATGATAACTTTTCTCCTGTCGTTAATTCCTCTAAAGTTGTTGCTTCTTCAAACGCCGCAGTCAAATTACTACCATCACCAGTTTTGGTCAAATAGTTTGTCAAATCTGGTTTTGGAATTGCATCTATTTTTTCATCAACAGTGGTTTTGTCATAATAATTTGTCAAATCAGAAACTTTTTTTGTAATGTATCCAGCATCATTTTCTAATTCGCTAACTTTTGTAGGTATACCTCCTGTTTGCTGTTTTGCCTGCTCCATATAATACTTTGCGTTATCTGTATCTTCTCCTTCTCTTGTTCCGGTTCCACCTACGGCATAAGATTCAGCCAATACAGATTTTGCATTTGCGGATTGCGCATAAGCAGATGCATTTGCGGATTCTACTCTAATATCTGCTAAATAATTAGGCTGAAGCATATCATCTGTTACTGATCCTGTTTTTATCGAAAAAGAATAAGTCTTATTCTTTCCAGTACCAGTCACGGAGACAGCTATAGTTGAAGAATCTTCAAATGTCAACACAGGAATCATAGAACCAATATCAGCTGTAAACTGTGTTCCATCTTCTGTAGTCATGGTAATGATTCCGTCATCAGACATGGAAAAGCCAACAGGTATTTTTTCAATATTAAGGTCAAAAATAATCTTTTCACCGTTGTATTTTGTAATAGTAATAACACCGGTTGTTTCATCCATAGCCCAGTCTGCAATGTTTCCGTTTATTGCAGACTTGTCTACTTTTAAAGCATTCTGTGATATGATACGGTTGTCCAACGCATCAATGGCAGAATCCATCTGATTAAGATTGTATGCATCTAAATCCGTGTTTTCACTTGGATAATCTTCCCAGTTAATTCTGGTATAAACCTTATTCAACGCCATCTGCAGATACCTCGCTTTCCTCTTTCATAATCTGCATATCTGATAACTGTTTAGTCTCCGAATACACTTCATACAGTACAAGCCTTTTCACCTCGATAGGCAACGGTGTTTGATTTAATACTGTCACAAGGTTGCTTTTTAATTTCTTAATCTCAAAGTTTGCTGCCATATCAATTCTCCCTTACATAGATTTCTTTTCCTTGCTCTTCTGCATATGCATACAGATTTTTGCACAGTTCAGATACCTCATATCCGCTCTGTGCAACCACTGTATCCGACATGTCAATAAGTTGCTTCATAAACTCTTCAAAACCATCGCCATCTTCCGTGCTAAACAATGTGGCATTTATTTCCGTAAACGTGGAAATTCCAATGGTAAAAGCTATATATTGCTGAATTTCTTGCCTTTCTTCCATTACTTCTTTCATTGTTTTTCCAATAATCGTTTGAAGAATAAATATTTTTTTTACCATAATAAATCTCCTACGTCATAAGTGTGACAATTCCAGATGTTGCAGTGAGCAAACCTCCAAGTGATGAAACTCCTGTAATAAAATTAACATTATGTCCAGGATAATCAGCAACATTGGCTGTTTGTGTTACCAAAGATACATCTGATACGGTTCCATTTATATAATTTTTTGTGACACTTAATGTGGCACTTGTCAGTACTGTCTTACTGCCTAATATTTGAGAAGTTGTTGATATGTTTTTTACATATTGTGAATCATATGTTGCTCCATTTCCTACCACTAAAATTCCGCTTACACTTACCATTGAAGCATCAATAGTAAGATATTGTCCCAATCCTTTTATAGATCCTGTGCTTTGCAATAGTTCGTTATAAAATTTAATTTCACCTGATGATACTTCTGTGTAACTTCCGTCTTCCCCTATAGACTTAAAACTACCAGTCATTACTGCGTTTTTAGCTGTTATAGTTCCATCTGCTGATATGCTACAGTTATCTGCTTCCAATACAAAACGGTTTCCAGAAATACTTACCTGTCCACTTTCAACACTTAACTGAGAACTGACATCGCCTTTTGATACTTTCAACTTGATTTGGTCTGCTTGAACTGAGATTGCCGCCGCCAATTCTACTTCTGCATCTATTGCCCTTTTTGCTTCAAGTTCAATCTTCCCGGCTGTCTGTGTAATTTTTGTATCCAGTCCACTTTCAACATCCTTTATCTCAGACCGGGTCTCTTCAACATTACGCTCCAACTCATTAGTCTTGCCGCGGAGTTGAATTATACTTTTGTTAATTCCATTTACCTGTTCACTGTATTTTGGTGCTTTTCCGGTGGCAGATATGGTGTCTATCGGTTGTTGGATTCCTTTGTATGTTCTGCTCAACACATAGCTTTCTATGATTTCTTTAGCCGTATATACATTGACTGCTTCTCCAAGGCTCAAACAAGGATTTCCTATTTTTTCACAGTTATAAGGTCTATATTTTACAACTTTAATAACCTCATACAGATTTCTTGCAACCGTTTCTAGGGCATCTGCACCCATTCCATAAACAAGGAAATTATCTTGCAAAATATAACTGTTGTCGTTCTCGGTAATCTCTGTATCCGGGTAAACTGCACCAATATCATTTTCTGATTGTCTTATCTGCACTTTTGTAACTTTTTGGCAGACAAAATCTTCATATTTAACTGATTTGTATTTTCCACCAGTAACCTTTTCTTTTTCAGAACCTTTTCTAGGGTATAATCCTTTCTGTGGATATAATCCTTTTTGTGGATATAATCCGGATATTATTGCTTTAAGGAAAACATATTCAAATTTTCCATCATGGTTAATGTGACCAAAGCATCCATTTATTGAGCAGATTGCTTCCATGACCGTCTGGCCAGAAAGTTCACTTGGGTTTATGGTTTCTGCCACTTCCATGCTGTCATTAGGTAATGTGGCTGCTACTTGCTCAACACCAAAATATGAAAAAAAACTGTCTCTGAACTGCTTTAAAGTCAGAGGAAACTTCAATCCGTTATACCAGGAAGATACTTCTGATTCTCCAATATCGTATATAACGTCATATGCCGTCACATTCCTGTAACGCTTATCATCTGTTGGTTTATCGGAAATGACACGGTATTTGCCGAAAATAAACGGTGCGTCAACATGTCCATTAATCACAGCAGAAACATTTATCTGTTTCCCAATCATGCTTGTGAACACGTTGGAAATTTTGAATTTTAACTGTGATGCATTGCACTGTCCAAATGTAAGGTAATCATCATCACATAGTATTTCTTTTAATTCAAACTGTTCAAAATGGATTTCGCTGTTGGTGATTTTTACAGACTTGTCCTCTGTTTCAATTGTGATTTCCTTTTTGGATGCGCTTTTATCAAACAAATCCGCATAGGTATAGTTACTCATTCGCTACACCTCCGACAAATGAAAACTCTATCTGATTGTATTTAATCTCTCCGTCATAAGTTCCGTAGATTGTAGGCTTTATATCAGCCATATAGCCATATTGTGTGACATATTGACCTAAAAATGGAATGTATGCCGTGATATTGCACCCCTGTTCCGTTGCATCAATAAAGTTGCTTCGTATCCCGGACAGTAACTCTTGCAAATCGTCATCCGTCAGCATTGCAGGCGTGGAAAAATCAACACTTAATGCTTTTAGCTCCACAGCATTTCTATGTACGTATCCATTTGCATCAGTCCACGGGTCTACATCCTGCATATTTACAGCTGGCTGATAACTTTCAGCGGCTATAAATCTTGACTGGTCAATAACGTAATCTCCAATTTTTAAAAGCCATCCTTGATATGCTGACATACGCTCACCGCCTCATTGCATAAAAATAGACAGCACCCATCCAGAGTGCTGTCTGTGTTAAAATACATATACATTCTTGTGTTTTTGGTTAAATTGCTCTTGACCGTATTGTCTTGCTGCAATTCCAATTTGATCGGTTGTTATTCCAAACTCTTTTTCAAGGATTCCTTGCAGTAGCTGATTATTCTGTTTCAGAAGTGCAATTTCCTGTTGTGCCGTGGAATTAATAGCATCTTTGATTCCAGTGATTTCAACTCCACCGGCAACCGCTGTTTTTCCACCTACTGTTCCGGCAATCTCCGGTATACCGTTCTCTCCTGCCATGAACATCGTATATCGGCTTGGAACGTAACCACCTTTTTCAAATGTAGGTATTCTTCCAACACTAATGTGTTGTATATTATTCGGAACTGCGTCACCAATTTTAGGTATTAACCTTGCTGCAGACATCAAACCATTAATAAGGTCTATGGCATTGTTTATCATGGTTTCTATTCCACTTATTACAAGGTTCAGAGGAGCTATTGCAACATTAGCTGCTGTTTTAAATGCTGTTCTAAACGCCGTTGGAATGTTTTCAAGCAATTTATTCCATTTTGTTAGTCCAAACTGCTCTGAAATTTTTTTCCACCAACTTGAAAATCCTGTTTGGTTCCACCATGTTGTAAAAGAAGTCCATTTTTCAGAAAGTGATGACTCTATAGTTTGACCCATTCCTTGCCACTTTTCCTTTGTGAACCAAGGAGATACATTTTCATTAAACCAGTTTCCAACAAGTGGTGCTATATTGATAAGTGCAGATGACAGACCAAAAGTATCTGACATATCTACTTTTGTATTTTTTATTTTATCAATTAGCCAATCAATTTTATCTCCAAAATCATCAAGAGTGCTATGTTTTGGAAGCAACATTGTTCCTGTCAAGAATCTATACAAATCATTATCTGTTATATCTTTGTATAAATCATCCCACGCAGTTTTTAATGTGGTAAAATCAGTATTTTTTAATGTATCAAAAAAACCATTTTCACCAAACCACGTAAAATTGTCGTAGTACTCTGCGTCTTCTGGGAACAATGCTTTCCCTAAAGATTTTCCTACATTAAATCCAATCTCCCAAGTAACAGCAGCTATTGCAATTGTCGGAACTATTCCTATACTTGATCCTAGTACTTTGGCTGATAACTTGTCCGATATTTTTCCCCATATGATATCTCCAACACCAGTAAACTTTAAAAGACCTATTGCTGTGATAATCGTGGTTTCAATCGGTGCAGCATCAAAACTTCCTTTCCACAAATCGATAGCCGCATCTATGGCAGTCTCTATGAAGTTTCCGGCAGATGTAAACACAGCAGTCCAGTCAATACCAGCAAGAAACTGTCCTATGTTTTGCCCAATCTGATACCAATCTACAGATGCAATAGCATCAGACATCCAGTTAAATATTCCAGTTACAATCCCGGATAAATCTTGTCCGGCTTCAAAGAAATCACCATTGAATAAATCTTTGAATAACTTTTTCACAGGCTCAAGAAGTTTTTCTATCTTATCAGCCCAGCCAAGAGCTGTATTCTGCATCTTGTCAAATGCTTCCTGCCATACTTTTTCGTACTCTGCAGTAGCATCCATGATTTCTTTGGTAAGGTCAATTCCTGCTCCACCAGCACCACTTCCGGAACCACTGGATTTTGGCATTGAAATAACTTTCAATTTATCAAATGCTCTGATTCCTCTTTGAGCATTTTTTGCGCTTGTACCAACTTTATCCAGTGCATCTGCAGTGTCTTCCAACTCTTCATTGTACCCGGATACACCTTGACCGAATGACGAAAAGTCAATCTTGATTCCCAGTAAATTTGCCACACTGACAAGCAATCTCTTAATTGCAATTACGACACCGTTAATAACAGGAAGTACTTTCTGCAATACCGGAATAAACAACTGACCCAGTACCATACCAGCTTCTTTTACGTTGTTAGTAAACTGGCGAATCATGTTACTTGGAGAATTGATTGTATTCGCTAAATCTCCCCATGATACCTTGGACTGGTCTAAGATTGCCAGTAGACGCAACTGCTGTTTCTCTGCCTGTGACATTTCAGATACAGCCTTTTCAATGCCGTATTTGTAAGCATAAGTCTGCAGTGTGGCATTTGTGATATCAATACCATACTTATACAGTGCTCTTGACTGACCGATCAAACCGGACTGTAAGTTTGTTGCGACTGTACTGAAATCCACGTTAAACAGAGATGAAATGTCCCCGGCAAGCATTGTCATGGACTTTGAAATTGCCGTAGTAACTTCTCCGGTCTGCCCTAAAGAGTTGGTAATAGATGCAAGTTGTGAAGCGTACTGCGTAATCTCCTGTAAATTCAGTCCCAGGTTCTTCATTCCGCTTTCAGAAATCAGCCCACCGTCTACATCTACTTTCAGACCGGACATTTTGCCAAGCAGTTCATTTACACGGTTTCCGAAACTCTGCGCATAATCTTCTGCATTGTCGTAACCGAATTGTTCAAAATCCTTGCCCCATTCCTTGCCGACTTTATTGAATGCTACCGTGTAGTAGTTGAATGCTTCGATATAGTCCGTAGTTCCCTCTATGGACTTCCACAGACTTTTAATTCCACGGATCACAAGGAAATATGTTGCGTAGAATCTGCCGAAAGCCGCAGCAAGGCTAAATGTGCTTTTCGTGGCTCTTCTTGCGCTTACCGTATAGGTGTTCAGATTACGTCCTAAAGAGTTTGCCGCTCTTCCGGATGCCGCACCAGTAGATGCCAGTCCTGCCAGCGCATTTGTCATGCGGATAATGTTCTCACTGACATTCGGAGCGGTTGAAAGAGTTGTAAATAACTGCTTCAAATTCTTTGCCAGCAAAGGAATGTTCGTGATTGCTCTGCCGGATGCCACACCTCCAAGTCTTGAAATCGAAGATGCTATGCTCGCAATATCCCCTACTCCATCTACTTTAGTTCCTGCCATGTCAGCAGAAAAAGTCTTCAGTGCAGAAGAAATCCTGCTTAATCCGCTTGTATCTATTTTCCCCATTCTGTTAATGGAATTTGTCAATGTGGATATGTTCTTAATACCGCTCGCATTCATGGAACTGGCGGCATTTGCGATACTCTGTATGCTATTAGAAATGCTTGTCAGTTTGGATGTATCAATGGACAAGCTTCTCTGAAAATTCGTAAGGCTGTTTGCTAACTTATTTAGTGCGTTACTTGCGTTATTCGCATCCGCTTTTATTTTAATCTGTAAAGAATCAATATCCATACCGCACCGCCTTTACCGAAATAAAAAAAGGAAGTGTCTGCCACTTCCAAGAAAAGAGCGGCAAGCTGTGACACCTACCGCTCCTAAAAAAATCAATTATAGAATGCTGCCTGGATACTGTTGTATCCTACTTTTCCATCTTTTGTCAGGTTCAACTTGTCCTGCACTGCAATGGTCTCTTTTCTCGCAGTTTTTCCATACTTGCCGTCTTCGTCCTGATCATGCCCCAAAATCTCATTGCAACGTGTCTGCCACCACTTAACTACCGCTCCTGTGGAGCCAACCTTATAGGTCAGTCCGTATCTCTTCGCCTGCAAGCAGATCTTCTTACGGACATACTGTGTGTTCTTTCCGTCCTTACCATCGACTGTGAGTTTACGACCGTATGCATCCCGGTATCCGTCTGCGTTAGCCGCCTTCTGGAAGTTCTGAATGTTGATATTACAGGTTTCTTCCCTCTGCGCCGGAACAGAAGATACCATTTCAAAGTCGGTATAAAAAATGTTGATATCGCACTTTCCGCTGATTCCGGGGACAAATCCGGAGGATGTATACTGCCAAATATCCGCAAGGTTAATCTCTGACGTTGACAAGCTGGATGTATAACGTGCATACCATACGTATACCTTTCCCAGTGCTGCTACAATCCGGTTCATATCAAAGTATCTATTAAGGTAATCTTTGTTGGTATAGATAACTGGAAGATAACCGGCTTCTTTGACCTTTTGCAAAAATGCAATTGCCATATCCGTAGCCAGCTGCTTGGTGACATTCACTCCCTTTTTTCGGGCATAATTCACGGAGTCATACTCAAAGTCAAACGCAATTGGGCACTTAGTCCAGTACTTTTTAGCCTGAGTGATGCAAAACTCTGCTTCTGCCACTGCCATTGCTACCGTGTAAGCATAAGAAAACCAGTATAGCATCACTTGCACAGCCAGATTGAAGCTGGCTAATGCATTACTCACATATTTCTCATCGACATTATTTTTCCCGTATCCAGCACGGATACCGATACGCTTGTATCCTGCATCTCTCACTCTTTTAATGTTTACATTCCCGTTATGTTTGGAAATGTCAGGTCCTTTATACAATGCTTGTTTCATATTTTCTCCTTAATCCGGACTTTCCGGTAATCCTTGTTCTCTTAATGCTTTGATTCTCTGTTTCATTTCCCATATTGCAATTTCTTCGTTGGATTCCTTATATTTAGGCTCATTATCATGTGCTATCTTTTCTGAAATAGGCTTTTCAACATAAGTAGTTCTTGCTTTGTCTCCATTTAAGCAATGGTCTATTGCAAAGATTAATGCAGATATTCCATAATCTCCCCACCGTTGCCATGAATTCCTATCTTCTTCCTCTTTTTTGAGTTTATATCCTTTGTAGCACCTCTCTAATTTCTTAGGATTCAGATGTTTGAACTCTTCTATCGAAATTCCCATGGAAAAAGCAAATGGAAAATATTCTTCCCATATTATTTTGTGCCAGTCGATTTCTTCTTGTGATCCTGCGGCATCTTCGTTACCTTGTTGTCCTCTTTCTCCATCTCTTCCTTGGTCTGCGTCATCATTTCCGTCAGACCCGACAGTTCGAAAAAACCGTCTTCTTCCATACAGTCTGTCAGTTCTCCATACAGCTTTACAAAAGACAGACCGTTTGCTTTCATGTATTCTTTCATTAAAGCATTGGATTCATCCGGTTTAATATCTTCATGGTTTTCGATAAGACCAGCATAAAAAGCCGTTTTGCATACATGAGGAAATTCTGCAAGCATATATCCGCTACCATCTACAATTTCTTCTGGTGTGGGATTCTGTACATTTTTTGCTTTTTTAGCTACATAGCCACCGGAAAGCATAAGAAACATCTTTTGAATCAAATCCTTGCACTCCACAGCACCGAATCCAAACTCTAAAGTATATTCAACATCATTAACTAAAATCTTCTTCATAAAAACATATCCTTTCCCCAACATTTTGTTGGAAAGGAGCCGCCCGAAGACGGCTCTCTTTTTGCTAAATCAATGTTTCGCCTACCGTTTCATAATTGTCAGCCACGGCAGTGTTATTTGTTTCTGACTGACTTTCTATTTTTTTGTCAGTGTAATTGCTGTTGGATAACCGTTTTCGTCTTCGGTTACTGCAACAGTGTAATTATCTTCAATCCACTTCGGTACAGTAGCCTGTGCAATCGTAGCAGTTCCAGTCAGATGATCGTCTGTTGCTTCGTCCGGTGCAAAACTTTCCTGACCGATAAATGCACAAATACCCTCTGAGCCTTTTCCGTCAGTTCCATACAGAATGATAAAATCAAGTTTCTTTCCCTCGTTCGTCACCATTTCATCCTTGTACTTTTTCTCAAATGCTCCTTGCACTTCCATACTGTTAGCGGCTCTACGACCCATTTCCTGCGTCTCTACCAAATCTTCCAGTGTAGAAGTATCCACCATGTTCTGACTTCCGAACGGTGAAGGAATACTTTTTGCTCTCATAAGCAATTTGTACGTTCCTGCCCAGTACTCACCAGTAGCGGCACTAGAACTAGGCTCTTTATAGGCAATTCTTGATTTTAAACCAGTAGCCATATTTACCTCCAATTTTGCATAAAAAATAGAGCCTTAAGGCTCTGTCAATAGTTACAATATATCATCAGCATCTACGCTTCTTCTGAACCGTGCAGTGCTTCTGTATGTGTCCTGCGAAGTATTATTGAACTCCGGCATGGAAATTATCTGAAATCGCAGACGTTTGAAAAGTCCGGCAACCGTAGCCATGATAGCTTCGGCTTCTTCCTGACTTTTGTTGGTTATCACATCCACCTGGTATGATGCTGTGATTCCATTAACAGAACGTGCTTCAAGGTCTTGTCCTGTCTCTGTGAACGGCATAGCATGAAAGTACACCGTAGGGAATGTAGGGTCTGACAAATCCTTACTTTTGTCCGTCACATAAGCTTTAGGATGGCTCTGTGGTATCTTCATTTTTAAGTATGATGCAATCTTGACTTTGAAATCTGATACCCACTGATATTCATTATCCACTACCAAACACCACCTTTGCTGTCTGTGATACAATATCACGAAGTTCTATTGCAGTCATGTACATAAATGGTCTTGACGGCATACCTTCTGTAAAATACCATTTACCGTCATCCGCAGGATAAAACCATCCATATCTTCCATCCGCAAGTTGCCTGATAGTTTTACCGCTTGCATACTGCCAGTCAACACCTTCCGGTAGATTTCCTTTGTACGGTGATTGCTTTCCGACAACACCAGTACCAAACTCCACGAAAGCCGCATGGTCTGTACCTGCAACCACCGCCCAAACACCGCCACCTTTTACGGATCCAATATATTCCGAATGGATGCTTTGCAAAAGTTCCGATGTAAAAATAGCATCAAGGTCAGCAATCTGCACTCTAGCAATCTCTACACCCTTTTCTGCCAGTGTTTCAGCCAGTAGCCTGCATTTATACTCTAAACTATTTTCATAGTCTCTAAGAGCCTTTACAGCTGCTTGTATGGACTTTTGGTCAAACAGATTGATATTGATAGGTTTAGCCATACTACTTCACCTTCTTCTGCAACAAGAACAAATCTGCTGTCAGTCCCTCGTCTGCAACGCCTTTGACAACATAGTCCGCAGTCTTGCTGTCAACAAGTCCGTCATCGTCACGACCTACTTCAGATTTCTTCCATATAACATCCCCTGCCTTAATCGGCAAATAGCCCTTGTCGGTCACAATCTGACAATACGAACTGGAATCATCAATACCAAATTCTTTTACCAGTACTTCCGACAGCTTATTACTGATGTTGGCAGAAAAAAGGACGGGTTCAGAATATCCAGTAGTTTCTCTCAAAACCACTGGAATCCTTTCTCCGTCCATCTCGATGTACTTTATTGCTCCGTTTTCGTCCCGGTCATAAATCGTGACTTTTTCTCCCTGCCGTGAGTACTTCATTTCCTGCTTGTTAATGTCAAGCATTTTTCTTCACCTGCTTGTAAATCTGATTTACACCAGTGCTTGCCAAACCGGAAACAATTCCGACCGCAATCGCATTCAGCACATCATTTGCCGGGAAATCCGGAATAACATACATTCCTACTACTCCGAGAATGCCACCTACAATGCCAACAACAACCGGGATGTAGTTATCCTTAATAACCGGAATCAGCTTCGCTCCAATACCGGCAAGATAGCAGATAACCACGATTGCAACACAAGTTCCTACCTGGGAAAAATCCATCATTCCTTACCTCCGTTCTTCAATCTTATTTCTTTGATTTCTTCATACATTTTAGTTGCCATTCCATTTCCACCAAGCGCATGATAAGCATTGTACATCTCAACAAAGTTTTCATACGCATAGCTTGGAATTTCTCCTAACTTCATGTACTTATCGTGATACTCAATAAGTTGCACACGCAAAAGAAGCATTGTTCCCTTGCTGTTCGCATCCCTATCTTTCTTTTGCTGCTTTAGGAGCCAGACGATGTAGCCTAATAAAATAGGCAGAACAATCGTATACGTCTGTAATAAAAATTCTTTCACTTCATATCTCCTAACTGTTTATTTGTTGGCACACCGCCCACCACCCTTAAAGTGTGCCGCCTGCAACCTTATTACCGGAATCCGTAACATGGTCACGCACAATCTTCTAAACCCCTCGATTTCGATGGGGTTATAAAACTTTTGCAAATGGGAAAACACCCACAAACAGTTCTTCCCGGTCTCTCCATGTTCTCGACACACCATTTTCTGAATAGCTTGCCATGAAGTTTTCACCGGCTTGCGATCTGTCATACACGACAAGATTAACCACAACGGACTGAAATTTTTTCATATCCGCAGCAATCTTCTCTTCCGTGTAACTTTCCGGGTACATTCTCTTTGCTCTGATGTCTGCTTCTGCTTGACTGATAAGTTGTTCCAAAAGAGGATTTTCTTCCAAATGGTCAAACACGACCTCGGAGCTTTCAGAATCACTTTTAGAATCAATATGAAATTGTTTCAGACGGATTTTTACTTGCTCCAAAGTCGTATATTCTGCCATGTGTTACCTCTTATTCATCCTTTGCAGTTACCGTAGTAATACCTGCTTTTACTGCTCTGTAATTAGGATCACACTCGATAATCATAATTTCCTTGCCGGTTATTGCTTCAATTTCAGAAATGCCGTCCCAAGTAGCATACGTCTTTACATTTCCAAGATAAGAAGGTAATTTACAATCATCTGCTACCTTGTATTTGTAAGAATTGTCACCGCTTTTTGCAGGGGAAACGCTTACTTTCGTGTATCCATTAGTTGTTTGGCTTGCAGTGCTGTTCACTACCAATGTATCCAAACCGCTTTCTCCTTCGGTTAAAGTACCGATTACGATTCCATAAGGGTTAGGAATTACAGGGATAAACACGCCACTAGCCTTAGTCCACTCAGCAACCGGATCAGGAGTTGCCCACTGGGAAATAGTAATGAATTGCTTTTGGGACAGGCTTGTAAATGCACTTGCCTTTTCTTCTTCCGGAGTTACGCCCCAAAGTCCAGTACCAATCTTTCCGTTTCCAGTAGATACATAAAGAGTAAATACATTATCCGGTAAAAATCTCTTGGGAGTTCTCGTTGTATTTTCCTTGTTGGCAATTCCGTACATATCATCATCAATTACCATATTCAGACCATACAGGCTAAGTAACAGATTTGCCACTTCTGCCGGAGTAATTGCCATTCCAACGAAATTAACTCCCTTAATAGCTTTCATGATTCCTTCATTCTTAAGCATATAAGAGCGCATTTTGGTAGAAGTCAGTGCAGTATTGACAACATATCCTTTGTCAAGAGCCATCTGAACCATGTCTGCAATATCTCCAAGGATATCATGGGTAGGATCTTCCCAGCCTTTCAGTGCCTTGAACTTATTTACTTTGAAGTCAATAGCAAAATTGAGACCATTTTCGTTAATAGTCATCTTACCAGTAGACATAACCTCCATTTTTGCGATTTCAGTTCTTGTCTTAACAGAATCAGAAAGCCGACCCATATCGTCATATACATAGTCAATCAGGTTGCTTTCTCTTACGCCATGATTCAGCAACTGGCGTAATCTTTCAGACTGGTTGATTTTTTCCTTGATCAGCAGCTTTTCTACGCTTACTTTTTCGAATCCAGGTCTTACACCAATAGCAGCCTCGGTATCAAATGCGTGTACCATTGCTGCGGTAGGAAGATCCATTCCCTCGGAAAGTCTTTCGTACTCTGCTTCAAGGTTCTCGGTCTTGATATCAGGGAAAAGTCGATCACCTACATAATTTCTTGCTATAGAATAGTTCTGTGAAAAGTCCAGTCTATCCTTATCTGTAATCATTGTTAATACACTAGGCATACTGTTCTTACCTCCGTAATTTAATCAAAGTAAATGCCGCTTGCTTTAAGTGCGGTTTCGGCATTGGTATCTACTGCAACAGGCAAATTTTCCTTAATAACACGGCCTGCAATAATTACAGAAATAGGCTTCTTTTCGTCATCTGTAATATCAACATCCTCAAACACAATTCCCTTCGCAGAAGCGTTATTTGTTGGAACCACAGTTCCTGCCTTGATGATCTTCTTATCATCTACCTGTGTTGCCATTGCTTGTGTTCCCTCAAAAGTTTTTAACACAAGTCCGACTTCACTTGCTAAAATATTTACACCAGAAGTGTAAGTAGTGGTTTTCATGTAAGCCATAACGTTTATACCTCCTTGCTTACTGTTCGATTACATAGCGCTGATTATATTTCTTTGCCATTTCAGCACCTTTACTTTCAGTTCCATTACCACCGCCAGAACTACCACCGCCCGGATTTGTGGTTCCGTTTGCGATTTCCTGCTCTTTAGCCTGTGCCGCAGCAGTCTCTTTATCAGAGATAATTTTTCCGAGTACTTCGTAGTCAAAACTGCCGTCATCCTTGATAACCTGTGATGCCTGTTCAGCAGAAATGTTAAACTTGGATGCCGCATTGCTTCTCTGATCCGCAATAGCCTGTGTCTTTTCAAGTTCTGCGATTTTTGCATTTGCAGTTTCCAAAGCTTTATTAGCTTTTTCAATTTCAGAAAGATTTCCGGCTTCAAGTTCATCAAGCTTTTTCTGTAACTCATCTGCACTATCAGCCTTAGCCTTGTATTGTCCTGCCTTTGTTTTTTCTCTTGCAACTTCCGAATTGTTCTGATTCAAAAGATTTGTAATCTGTTCGTCCGTAGCTTCGGGAAAAAGTTTTAATACGTCTTCTCGTGTCATAAATTACCTCCGTTAAACTCACGCTTTTGTTACCGCAGGTCGCTCCTGCTGAGTCTCTGCTATTTACCGCATAGCTGCAAATTTTATAAAATAAAAACAGCTACCTATTTCTAGGCAACTGTCTTATTTTGCATTTGTTTTACAATTTCTTGTGCTTTCGCCATCTGCTCTTCTATATTGATAATGTCAGCAGTTTTCCACAGAGCATCAAGGTAAGGTTTGGAAAGGTTGAAAGTCTTTTCGCAATCTCCCCAAAGTCCAACCGTTTTGATTGCAATAAGCGGATGAATACCACACTGCAGAAGTTGCAGTAATGTCTGCGACTTGGTATACATATTATCTTGTGGACTGTGGTTAATCTGCACATCAAAATCTCTAAGAGTGATTTTCAGATCCTCTTTCTTAATGCGGATAACATTCAGCGCAACCTTGGCCAGTCTCTTCTCTGCTGTCTTAACAACCGGATCCTTAAGCCTTGCTCTTGATTTTGAAAAATCCCATCCGTTTCTCAGCTCAACCGCACCCTGCGTATCACCGCCAGTGTTTCCTTGCTTGTTCGGTATTCCCAAAATTGAAAGTGCGCTGTCTGTTAAATCATCCTTGGAAACCTGTGTTTGTGTCTGGTCAAGTTCTTGCGACATAACGTCTACATCGGACTTATTGTCTTTATTGATGGACTTTACAACCAACGCATGGTTCATCTTCATTTTTTTGAACTCTTCTTCGTCAATCTCGCAGTTTACAAATTTGTACCATGCCTGGATAAACTGCTCTATACCATCCATTCTGTTTGACTGTGTATTATTGATTGCATCCAACAGATCTATAACAAGTTCAATATCAGACAACCGCTCATGGTTGTTCGGAAATTCTACAATCGGAATACCACCAAATCCGTGAAGTTTCCATGTATCAGGAACAACCACACTGTTTTTTATCTTACATTCATAGGATTCCGTGTAGCATAGTTTGTACCACTCGCCGTTTTCATCTTTTAATTCCTGTACCGCCAAAATCGGTTCTTCAGAACTGCGGTTGTAAATGACAAACGTGTTCAGAGGATTAGGTGCAACCACACGGATAGGCACATCTCCATTCACAATCTGAATAGCTTTGAATGATGTTCCGGTTGCCGACTGCCACTCACCAGCTTTTATGTCTTTCTCATGCTTATTTGCATCTGCTAAGTAATCATTCAGTTCATCTACTGCCTTATTTACAGCTTCATCATCTTTTCTGCTGACAAACTGAATAGGCTCTCCGTAAGTCTGAGCGACCTTGAATTGCACCCATTCAAAAGAATGGTTCTCTACTACTCGATTGGTGATATCCTCATTTGACAGCTTTGTTCTGTATAGTACCGGTTGATCTCCTTTGTAGTACTCCCACAAGTACTTGATAACCGACTTATTGTAATTAAAAACACCGATGCAATCACCAACAACCTTTACAATGTTGTCTTTGGTTATCTGCTCCACATCCGTATATGCAATTTTTCTACCGTGACAACCCTTTACAAGGTCTTGAAATTTCATAGTGTTCATATTTTCACCTACATAAATGTCATTCCGCTGCTTTGGTCTCTTTTTGGAAGTTTCTTGATCTCACGTTCTCCGGTCTCCGTATGGTAAACAACCATTTTATTGCAATTCCGGCACTTATATGTCTTGTCGATGTGTGATTTTGAACTGCATTCACCGACCAACCTTCCGCATCCCGGACAGTACACTCTAATTTTTTGGTTAAAAATCATAAATACCTCTTTTCTGCGCACAAAAATACCGCCCTTGCTGATAAGAGCGGTACTTCTGGAGTCTTCACATGATCTGAGGAGGAAATGAAAAATATCTTGGAATCTTTCTGCATCTTAATAGTATCACGGAAAAATCGGACATATCGGACAAGTTTATATGGAACTATACGATTTCGTATGTTTTTTCAAATATGTCAGGCTTACATGGATAAAGTTCTCCATTTACACCTTTGATAATATAATCACCAATGTTTGCTTTCATATCTCCTTCCAAAGTTTTAATGAAACATTCATCTTCATTATTAAAATAAATATTTCCGTCATCATAAGCAGATATTCCCCATTCTGGTACACCTCTACAATTTGCTCCAATCTTCATAAAATCTTCGCAATATTCAAATGCTTCAATTACAACAGGTTTCTTTCTATATTTTGCCATTTTTATACCTCCGTATTATTTTAATTTGCCATATATCGGTCAAATGCTTTTCTTACGCTATCCTCTGTGTTTCCACCACCGATTCTATCAGCAACCTTGTTCCATGATAATTTTTCAATAAATCGTAAATTGATGATCCGTCTTATACGACTGTCCTGAACGCTTGCAATAAATTCCTCGACTTCATTATTTTTTTGCAGTAAATCGTCCTCTAAAAGCTGTAAAGTGGCTTTTCTTGAATAAAGTAACGTTCGTTTTCTGCTGTACTCTGGATAAGGAAATCCTTCAATACGAAAATGTTCAGTGCCGCCGCATCCACCTGATACGCTGTCAACAACATTCCCATCCGATTCAATTTTTCTGATATCCGATTCAAGTTTTTTAATCTTCTGCTGTACTTCTTTGATTTCTTCCTGTAAATCTATGTATTGAGATAAAACCTCTTTAGTCACCATAATCAATACCTCCGTCCGAAAGAGAATGGGTTTTGAATTGCTTCTGCTCTTGCCATTCTTTTATTTCCGTAAATCATGTCACATAGTTGTGCCGTAGAATCTATCCCGTCATCATGCTTCATTTTCCCTTCAAAAGTAGCAGACAAAATATTTTGAAAATACTTTCTGTACTCTTTTGTTTGATATTTCATGTCCACAAAATGAAGTTTTCGTATGTCTGGAGCATGATTTTTGATTCTATCCATTTTTGCAGTCTGATTGTCTGCCGGATCATGACTTGTGTTAATAGGATATCCGTCTTTTTCCCATATCTTTTCACAATCTGTACGGTATGCTGATGTTGTCTTTGTTTCCTCAAAATGGACTTCTGCTGTCTTATTATTAAATTTATCTAAATGTCTTTCCATTCGTGAAGTAACTTCCGGTATGGTAATTTCCTTATCACCGTCATTGTAGACAACATCAGTGATATAATGTTCTCCGTCAATCTCATAGCAGATAGGCATTGATACAAAATCACCGCCACCATAAGCAGGGTCATTAGCTGCAAATATCCTATCAGGTCTTATTCCTTCAAGTTCTGCCGGATTAAAGAAATTCATCATATCGACATTGAACATCTGACCTTTTCTTTCAATAGGCTCCTGTTGATACTGTGCAAACCATGATGCCATATCGTCATTGTTCTCAAAAGATGCCATACGTCTTTTGTAATCAAGAGTTGTATATCCCAAATGATACGGATAATCAAAATTGCTATCTCCGTTTTCATTTAGTGCAGGAATAATAACCTCTCTGTGCCGTATGCCTTTGTATTCAGGATCATTTTGTAATAGGTCTAACCGTCTACCTTGAACGTCCTTTTTCGCCCAACGTGTTCCTATCCCCAACAATTTAGCCTTTCCAGGCTTAATTCTCGGCATAAAGTTGTTGTCGAATTTTCCCCATACAGTATTTTGCCTATCTTCACTCAATGCTTCATCAATACCGCTGAATAAGTCATCATAAACTCCAAGCCCGTCACAGTCACAAGCACCATTCAATGTTCCGTAAATGCTTCGCATGGTAAATGTTGGGTATGTCTTTTTACGGATAAGGTCTACTGTCAAATCTTTTCCATCAGTGACTAACTTTTTCTCAACTATGTTTGGATATATTTCAGCATATGTGTATGTCGGGTCTGTAATCATTTCTATGATGCCGTCATAGTAACCACCAGTAATTTTGTCCGAATATGCCGAATACAGATTAGACCGTTCCGGTCTGTTAGAGCCGAACCACAGATTACCCATTTTTACTATTTGTGTCTTACCGATTCGTCCGGGACAAAACACCATTCCTTCATCAAGCACATCATCGTACAAATCTTGAATAAGCTGTGCTACCTGCCGTAATGGATTTATTCTCGGCTGATAAAATCTCTCTTCTACCGGTCTGTTCTTTTCCATGTATAGCATGAAGCTTTCAAATCGGTAATGTGCTTCAATCAGAAGCGTTTTGTAATAGTCATCAACAAGGCTGTATTTTTCTTCATGTTGTTGGCTGTATTTTTCAAGGTCAAGTATTCTACCTCCTGTCCTATCCATGCAGAAACGCTCTATAATGCCTTTAGAACGGTTTGTTATCTGTAAGCCATAAGTTATATCCTTTTCACCGTTTATAGCCACTCTACAGGCTTCTATGTACGCATCAATGACCTGTTCATCAATTCCCTTGCGTTGTATGTAATTGTCATAGCTGTTTACTGCCGATATAAGGCTCTGACTTGCCAATATAAAAGAGCCTCCTTCCCTAAAATTTTGGAAATTTGGCTCTCTGCGTAGGCACTCTACGACTGGTGCTCTTGAAAATATTCTATTTGCTATGCTAAGCAGTCCAAAACACAACATAACACATATGGTTTGTGTCAAATGTTATACTGATAATTTGTTCTGCGCTCTTTAATTCTTCCCAATCCTGGTCATTTTGCAGAATGGCTTGATTTATATCATTAAGTTTTTTTGCAATATTGCCATTTCACCAACTTTGCTTGATTCATAAATTATTTCACCCCGATTCTATTAATTTTCCCACATTTCGGGCATTTGATTTCAGCCTGTCCGTTAAATTTGCCTAAAAGGCGGTTGCACTTGCTGCAACGTGCATCTGTCAAATAATGCTGACGTTTCCACTCTTCAATCAATTGATATATAAAATCTCTTCCAACGTTTCTTGGTGGAATGTGACACAATGGTAAGTTTCTTTTCTCACATTCCTCGTATTCTCGAATTGACTGTTTTTGAAATTCAGATAACGGAAATGGTGCAATCTTCTCTGCAAACTCAACCAAAGACATTTCACTATCCTGCTTAATTTCTCGCTGAGATGCGTCATATTCCAACTGTTCAGTTAATTCATCTGTTATTGATTCCATTAATTCTGCCATGCTCATTCTTCAATACTCCTATCAAATCATGCATTTGAATCAGTAGTTTTTAAATATTCAACGAACTGTGCCCAAGCCTGTTCGCATGTTAAATCGCCAACAGGATTTTGAACATAGTATTCTTGGAAATATTCCCGGGCCTTTTCTTTTTCATCTTCGGAATATGAATCCCATTTAGAAACTCCTGATTTCTTTTTGAAAAATTCGCACTCATGTTCACTGTCAGCAAATCCAGCACCAGGAATCCATTTTTCCGGATGGTTGCACATTTCAGCCATCCCTACAACTTCGTTTCTATCAAATCCAAGGTAAGCACAATCATGACACGTCATTCCTCCACCAGCTTTCTGCCGCACATGGGGCAAAACTCAATTTTAAAATATCCCATAGTTGCTGCATTTGCAAAAATAACAATACCAGGTTTATTGTCTCTGACATTTTTCAAAATCTGTGCTTCTGTCAAATTTGTTTCATTCGCACATTTATAAATTTTAATGTCTGCTCCGCAGATTGTATTTTCGTCATGCCAGTTTTCACAAAATTTACACATGCTTATTTTTCAACCTCTCCATTAACCGTTCACATTTATCAAGATTTTCGCAAGTAATGTTGTTTAAGTATTTTTCGCTTTTGTCAGACACTGTTGTTATATTCATTTGTATCAGTTTCGGTTCAAAATCTTTACAATACTGACAACAATCTTGAAGAATAAGTTGAAATCCATTCATGTAAAATTCCTCCGTAACCCATGCAGACGGAATCGAACCGCCGACACACATCCTATGCGGATGCCGCTCTGCCACTGGAGCTATACATGGGAATCGCACCGTAAAAACCTTTTATGGCTTGCGCTTGCCATAACCAAATGTGCACCGCCTACTTGTCACTGACTATCCACAATCTCACAGTCTTGTTTTTTTCTCTACTTCATAGGCTTGGTTTTCGCTAAACATATGTGGCTTACGTTTTAGTCAGGGAATAGTTGCCGTGGGAGTTGAACCCACCCGACCCAAACAAGGTACGACTACTTTTGAATCTGCAAATTCTACTCGCAGAAGTGTTTTTCGTTGACCGATAATGAGCAACTACTATCCATACATCTCCCATCGACCGGAACTATTGCAGTAGTACCCGGCTAAGTGGAGATAAAGATAAACGCCGTACACAGGATTCGAACCTGCAAGCCTTTTACAGCCAACGGTTTTCAAGACCGCTCCCTCACCACCCGGACATACGGCAAATATAGCATGGTTAATTGCTAGAACAGGTATCTCAACTCACAATTATGCATATCCCCCTGCGAACAATGATATGCGTTCCCACTCGTATAAACGCAGTGTGTAGGATTCGAACCTACAAGGCGAATAAACGCCCGGCGGCTTAGCAAGCCGTTCCAATACCATTATGGGAACACTGCATCTTGATGGTGCGATTTCTTGAAACAATCCATCCGTTACGACTATCAACCACGCACCTGCCCAATAGCGTCTTTTAGGATTGAATGAAAAAGTTGGGATGATGGGACTTGAACCCACAGCCTATGCCGTAGAAGGACACTGCTCTTTCCATTTGCGCTACATCCCAGTGATCGGTACGAGATTCGAACTCGCGTTACCACCGTGAAAGGGTGGTGTCTTACCACTTGACTAACCGATCATGTGCGTTTCCATAAGCTGTATGCCTACATTTAAGGCGCTGACACAGCGCAACACTTATAGCTATTTTTATTTTCGCAGGGCATCCGCCAGTTACCTGCTAGCCGGTTGCGATCCGACATCGTGGGGAAAGAAGGAGTCGAACCTTCGATGTTTCTAATGTCACGGTTTTACAGACCGCTGCAATCGCCACTATGCGCATTTCCCCAAAACCTGTGCCGTATAACCACGACTAAACTTCTGGCACACCTATCTGCTACCTACCGATTATTGCAATCACGGTATCGTCTTATCGACGCAGATAAAGTTTTTCACCGCTATATGGTTGCAATGCTTCAAGCGGTTACGTGGAAAACCCTCACGAGCCTTGCGACGGCTCTTAACAGCATTCCGCTATGAGGGGAAAGGAGTGTCTCCAATGGAAAAGTATGGAAGACAATTCGCAGATGGCAAAGACCGAAAGAAGAAAACATCTGCGAAACAGGACTACCAGGATTCGGACCTGGGAATGCAGCAGTCAAAGTGCTGTGCCTTACCGCTTGGCGATAGCCCTAAACTCCGGGAGAGAGACCATCTGCTCCCGGATTATTTTTGTGAAACACCCTATCTTTATCTAAAAAAAATTGTCACGCCTGTGTACGGTACTTTGAAAAACTTTGTGTTGTCAAACGCATTATTCCATTTTTCGTTTCCCACACACAGGCTACATACACTCTTGATGCCTTGATTTCTCTGCCACATATCCAATGCCAACACAACACCGGATATTCGGCAATAACAATGGCTTTATGAATTTAACCCATTCAAAATTGTGATATGGGATAATTCGCATAATCTCCGGTAACCACATAGGCTATACCCACGCGAAAGTTATTCCAAATGCAAGGAACATTGCTAACTCAAATAAAATAACTCCGTCTGATGCTGTTTTCTGTTTTGGAGCATACCATAAAGCAGATATTGCTAAAACTGTCAATACCAACGTTGTCATTATTTTTAAAATCATGAATCCAAGCATTTTTTCTTCGTCCTTCCTTCAATTTCATCGATCATTGCCATTACCAGTGCTTTAGCAAACTGGCTATTGTTATGTATTTTAATCAGCAAATTGCCCTGCCGGATAAGATACGACCAGTCATCATCCGTTTTCGGATTAGCACACTCTTTATGTATTTTCCAAACCTCTGTGTAGATCTCTTTAATCTCCGGTGGCAATTCACATTTCTCCTTAACTGGCAAATCTTCTTTAGGCTCTTTATCAAGTCTGCTCTTTTGGTGCTTCATCTGACAGCTAACCATTTCTGTAACGTTCTCACGGTCTCTCTTGATTCCGTGACCTTGCAGAAACAACTCACATTGCAGGACTTCACCGCATTTTGAACATTCGTCTTTTATCTCTTTCCCAAATATCTGCATACACTTAATCTCTACCAGTGACTACCGCTCTTAAAAATACTCCGATGATGAACAGGATATACACCCATGCAGGAGCATGTAATTGAAACAGTATCCATGCTAAAACTATGTAAATGAAAATCATGTGCTGTACCTCCTAAAAGGCTTTTTTATTTTTGAGAATTTTTTAAAAATCATCCACATTCTCTGTAAAACTTTTCTTCCCGTCCGTCATCATAAATAACTCTTGCAATCGGTTCTGCAGAATGATCCACTTTCTGGCACTTTGGAATACTAAGCATATCTACTCGGTTCTTTATAACCTTGATGTGATTGTCTCTCAGGTATTCTTTGTAGTACCACTTGTCAGATAGCTTGTTTCCACCGGAAATGTTTAGTTTTTGCTCACATTCTTTCTTGCCTATCTTTCCAGTTTTGTACTCCTCTAAAATTTCTAAATAGTTTGATACCGGCAACATTTTAGGTCTTCCTGTTTTCTCCGCTCTTTTTATGACCCTTATGTTTAATGATCCATGTGCAATTTGATGGCAAACATGGCAAAGAGGTACAATGTTCCCTATATTGTTTGTTCCTCCCAATGCCAAAGGAACTACATGGTGATACTCTACATCCAAATTACTTCCACAGTTACAGCAAACTGTTCCAAGCTTATCTTTAAGTTCGTCCTTAAATGACGGTCTGTTAAATTGCAATTTGTTTTGTGTGTAAGATAACTCCATGTTAGTATCACCTCCTGTCGAAGCCTTTTTATTTTTTGGGTAGTTTACTGTACTTAGTAGGGCGGGTTTCCGAATTTCTATAAACCCCCTCCCCCATCATCACCAACATATTTCAACTATGCGCAAAATTCGTGCTTCGCGCAATCTTTATTGACACATCTTTAACTATCACGTATTTACGCACGTTTCCGTAGTTGTTGCTACTAATTTGCATCTGATGTATTATCGTCATACGCTCCGGAGTCGGTCAACATTGATGTATTTTGTCCATTTGCACCGCCTAACTGTGGCAGATCCGAAGCAGTTAATGCTTGCTTGTGGTTCTGCTGCTCTCTTGATACGCCGGGAAGGTTCCACCCGTAATGCCTATTCAGAATTGCCAGGATTCCAACAGGGTTTCGCTTTGCCGTGGCAAGTTTTGCGCTTAAAGACTCTTCGCGAAAATCCGATATCTTTTTGCCGATGTCAGAACACGATGGACTTAATTTAGTCCCCTCATCTCTCCATGTAGCTACTGTATATCTATCAATACCCGTTAATAAACTAAATCCTATAGCTGATACCTCTTTATCATACATCATACACATATATATATAATAATCACATATACGATTAACTAAATCATAATTATAAGCGTTATAATTACTTACTCCACCTGTAAATGATCCAGTAGTATTTACAAGGTTTTTAGACTTAAGACAGTCAGGCTCATTAAATGCATGACGTTTGATATACATAAGAGCAGCATTCCAAACGCTTTGAGACTCTTGTCTTATATCCTCTATTTTCTGATCTTTGCAGAACTGGGAAAGATATAGATCCATGTCATTCTCATATACCTTGGATGTTTCTGTATTTTCAACTTTTTCCATTCCTGCACCTCCTAAAAATCTGCAATAAAAAAAATCACTAATCCTCACTTAATAGACCCATGTTTTTTTATCTCCTCCACAGATTAGGTAAAAAACATAAATTTACAAAAGTGACAAGCTAGTGACTTCTTGTCGTTTCCGGTCTGCCGGCTCCGGTGGTCTTGGTTACAATCTGGGCGGCTGCGTATCCAGAGGGGGTTGGATTTGCTCCGCTGTCACTCGCACCGTGTTAACGTCGGCTCCCTAACTGCTTTTATCATACCATAAGTGCTATTTATAAATCCACAACAACCTTTTACGCATTTGACAATTTGTTACTGTGGTATGTCTTCCGGTGATCCTGAGCATATAAAAATCATGCGATTAAAAAATATCATCCGGTTAAATTTGACAAATGGGATTATTTAACAGACAGACAGGTAATTTTTGCAGATGGGTACATGGTGGCAGCCGGTCGGCTCTAGAATTTATATATACTTAGTATATCATTGTCTTTCTGCTCTTATTTACTTTTATTTTATCTAACCTTTATTTTATCTAATCTCCTTTTATTTAATCTGCGTCTACAAAATGTCTACAATTTGTCTACAAAATTTAGCACGTTAAAATATCACAGTGAAAATAGATCAAGAAAAGCAGGCTGTTACACCTGCTTAATTCCTGTTTATGCTGTTGCTCTTTCTGTTCTTCTGATCCGTTCCGCTCTCGCTGTGATCCGGTCAATTAACGCCCTGTCACCGTATGCGGATTTGCTGGACAATAACTCCGGATCCGTCATGCTGTCCAGTGCTTGGAGCGTTTCCGCTTGCACCGTTTCCAGGGCTTGGAGTTCTGCCCTGTTAAATTCTTTTAAAGCCGGCTTTTCCGTCTGCTCCAGTTGCTCCCGGTAGTACCGGAAGAACTGCCGGACGTTTGAGCGGATCCGGGCGGCTTTCTTTTCTACGATCTGCTCCGGTGTGCCTGTCATGCTTTCTGCTCCTTTTCTCTTTGTATTCGTTCCATACATTGATTGTAAATTTCTTCCGCTTCTTTCCTCTTGCGCTCTACCCATTCAACATTGCTTTCGTCTGGCCGCTGTCCGGGTAAGCCTGCCCATTTCGGAGGATGTTTTATAACGGGTTTAACTTCTCCGTGCTCTCTAGCGGCTCTTTCTGCCGCTGTTTTGGCTTGTAAAGCGTGTAGCCGTTCATTTGCCTGCATGAGTGCGATTTTCTCGTCTATGGGGCTTCTAGAGCCTGTCACGGGCGTTTCTTTTGGTTTCTCTGTCGCCGTGTGCGGTTGTACTGGTTGCAATGCTGCAATCACGGCACCTATAACAAACTGGTTGACACTTACACCGTTCTTTTCTGCCTGCGCTTTGATCTGCGGTTCTAGGTCTTTTGGAAAACGCACTTTGTAATCAAATGTTTCCATTGCTGTTTCTCCTTTCCTCATGTGATGTCATGATGTCATAGCTTCATGATGTCATGATGTCATTTTGATGATATCACTTTTATGATGTCATGATGTCATTTGCTATGATGTCATTATATTATATTAAACTATGCTTGTCAATATATTATTGAACTATTCTTTCATTTTTTCTAATTCTTTTGTAACGCAAGATAACACAAATTCAGAAACACTCATATTCCGCAAAGTTGCAGCCGCTTTTAGCTTTTCTTTTGTTCCTTTTGGTGACATCACTGTAATTCTGTCGTAGTTGTCTTTCTGATATTGTGCTATGTATGATAGTTCTTTTCCTCTTTCCCGGAATGCCATTTTTAACACCTCTCTTTCTTTTTATAGAATAGTATCATATTAAACTATGCTTGTCAATTAGTTTTAATGTTTGCATTATATAGGTAAAAACAACTTTCAGAAATTTTTTTAAAATTATTAAACTATGCTATTGACTATGTTATTAAACTATGCTATAGTTATCTCAACAAATAAATAAAGCCGGTGACACCTACCAAGCGAACACCGGCACCCAAAAAGAAAGGCACCCATATTATAACACGGGTGAAAAGGTAAATCAATATGTATAACTATTTAGAAGCAATGAAAGAAGATATCAAAGAGTACATCAACAACGAGATTAATTTAGAAGATTTTGCAGACCGTGACGAGCTGGAAAGCTACTTAAATGATGAGCTTTTTACAGAAGACAGCGTAACCGGAAACGCAAGCGGATCTTACACTTTTAGCAGAGCACAGGCGCAGGAATATGTTAAAGATAACATTGATCTTTTAAAAGATGCTTGCGAAGAGTTCGGAACAGATGCCGCAACGGTTGGAGAATGGTTTTTATCTGAGGACTGGGAAAAAATGGACGTAACAATTAGATGTTATCTGTTAGGGCAGGCAATCGCCGAAGTTTTGGACGATATGGGGGAAGAATAAGAGCATGGAGAATTTTATATTACTAATTTTTGCAATGCTCGCCGGGTATGTGCTCCGGTACTATAGAGAGTTAAGCAAGTAAGACAGGCTTACACCGGGGATCGTGCCCCGGCTTGCTTTTACCCGGAAACGGGAAAAATTGAAAATATGGAGGTATTACGCCATGAGCGAAAACGAACGCAGAAAAGAAGAACTAATAAGACGACTGGACAACCTCGAAGCCTGCAAAGATAACCCGGTATACCTTGCAGAGATCAAGAAAATACGCAAAGAACTTGCAGATATAAACTGCGAACAATAGCCGCCGCAGAGAATGCTCGCCGGATCACTACCGGCGGCGGTTTTATGGGTGGAATTTGCACAAAAATTAAAAATATGGAGGAGCGAGAAAATGAAAATTATAGAAAAATCGAAAATGCCTGACGGTACAAAGATACAACTAGAGGATTGGCACGATAAAAACACAAAAGATTATATGGATTTATATGGCTATGAGATAGGTGCATATCCAGTTGCTAAAAATTCCGGTTGTTGTGGATGGGTAAAATCCGGGGAAAAATTTAGGATATCAATTAGTTATAATAAATATGCAAATTATACTGATGAAATGGTGTTGAGTGATTTTGAATCGTTAAAAAATGGAGAAAAAACATTATCAGATTTAAAAGATCATTTTTTTAATAACTTTAAAGATCAATTTTATTTAGGAATTATAGATTTTGAACCTTGACAGCCATTGCAGAGGATGCCAGCCGGGAGCGATGCCCGGCAATGGTTTTACCCGGAAACGGGAAAAATTGAAAATATGGAGGAATAGGAACATGACAAGAATTGAAAAAATGCGAAAAGATGGATACCCAAATATCATAAAAGGGAACGGAGGTTTTAGAGCGTATTTGAAAGATATGCAACCTTTAGGCGGTGGAGATTATATGGCTATATATCGCTATCCCGGCGGGGAATGCTGTCATAGCCTGGAAGAAATACAAAAATGCTTTGAAATCATCGAACAATAGCCGCCGCAGAGGATGCCCGCCGGATCACTACCGGCGGCGGTTTTATGGGTGAAATTTACCCAAAAATTAAAAATAGGAGGTTGCCAGGATGAAAGAAAAGAACCTTGAAAGACTTTACAAGCTGTTAGAGTGTGCGGAACGAGAACACGACACAGAGACAGCCGCCGCCCTGCGGTGGGCAATTTTTGAACTTGAAAACAGATAAAAGACGGCTTACAACCGTCTTTTTGTCGTGTTCAGTGGGATCTGATGCCGCCTGGCGGTCTATTTGTGTTACTCTTCCACCGGATCCGGTCAGATCCTGCACCCGGATATATTGACGGCTTGCGCTGTATTGGTGTACAATCAAATATTACAAAGGGGATTATACAAAATGCGAAAAGTGGGAATTGGTCATGTATATGACATCATGGAAAGCGTATCGGATGCCGGGGAACGGTTGGAAATAGTTATACGGGTTGAGACTGCCGCCGGTGGTCTGTCTCCGAAATCTGCGGAGCTGTTGCGGTCTGCGTATGATTCTATGCTTTCGGCAGTCGGAGACCTTGCGAAAGCTGCGACACGGTGAACGGGTGACAGGTCCAGGGATTGCACTGCAGAAACGAAAAATGTTCCATGCCCTGAAACGGTCTGAAAAAATCTGCGAAAAAACTCTGAAAACGGATTTTTCAGCTTGAAAAGTGCTACCCAGGGGGGATTTAAAATTTTTAGCACGAAAATTGTAGAAAAATTTTTCTTTCAAAAACCTCTGAAAATGAGATTTTCGGTTGAAAATGCAGACCTACGGGGGTATCAAAATAAACACATTAAAATTTTTTCAATACTTCACATCTATTTATCGACAGAATACCACAAATGTGTTAAAATTTTATAAAATTCAAAATGAAAGGGGTAATTACTCTATGAAACAAAGTGGTTTAGGAATTGCTTCGATGATTTTAGGAATCATCAGTATTTTGACAGCTTGTATAGCTTTTGGAATTGTGCCGGGAATTATAGGTGCTGTTCTTGCTATCATTGCATTATGTCAGAAAGACAAGAAACACGGCACTGCTATCGCAGGACTGACTTGCTCTATTATCGGAATTATTATTTTTGCCATTATGGCATTGTTTGTAAATAGTGTATCCGATAGTAGCAAGGAATCTACTGGAACACAAGCATCAGTTTCTGCAACAACGGAAAGTTCTGCCGCAGTATCAGAAATCACACCGGAATCTAAAGTTGAAGAAGCGGAAGTACCTAGTGGTACTGTTATTTCTCCCGGTTACACATTCGATGCGGACGGCTTGCAAGTTACAATAAATGATTTTGACCTTGACTACACTGATTATGAGGATGAATACGGTTGGAACGCTCCTGCTGATGGAACAAAATACATTATGATTGATGTTTCTTATCAGAACAACAGCAAAGATGATAAGTATGTAAGCATCTACGATTTCCAGTGCTACGCAGACAATACAGATTGTGAGCAGAATTACAGTGTTGTTGATAGTTCTTCGTTGAATGCTAATCTTTCAAGCGGAAGAAATACCTCTTACAAGATTGCATTTGTAGTTCCGAAGGATGCGCAGAGTATTGAACTGGAATACGAAACAAGCATCTGGACTGGAAACAAAGAAGTACTCAAATTACAATAGAATATAGAATTTTAAGGGCATCCGAAAGGGTGCTCTTATTTTTATGTTGCGAACCTACGTTCTGCATGATATAATATGTGTCAGTTAGGAAGTCTTGCACTACGTCCGGAGAGTGAAAGCTGATTATACAGCCTAGATTGTAACCAAGACCCGGAATAAAGACAGACCAAAAAAAGATTGGAAGTTCGCTACTCCAACAGTAACAGGGGTAGTGGGCTTATTTTTATGCTCTTCTGCCCCATGACAATGTATTTGTTGGAGGTAGAAAATGTTAGTTGAAATCAAAACAGTAAACAAAGAAGAAGTAACCGTTGTAACAAGCCTTGATGTTGCGGAAACGTTTGGAAAAGAGCATAAACGTGTCATGCAGGACATAAGAGAACTTGATTGTAGTGAAGAATTTAGAGAGCACAATTTCGTGCCTATCTCTTATACAGATAGTATTAACAGGAAAAAACCTATGTTTGTTATGACAAGAGACGGCTTTACTCTTCTTGCTATGGGATACACTGGTGAAAAAGCAATGCAGTTCAAGGAAGCCTATATTAAGCAATTCAACGCAATGGAAAAAGCTCTTATTGGCAAAATACGGGAACGTGAAAAAGGAATTGGTGTCCGCAGGGTACTTACGGATAGTTTGCAGAGGACTTCCGAAAATGAACGGATGCACGGTCATGCATACTCTACCTACACCGATTTGATTTATAAATCAGTATTCGGAAAAACCGCAAAGCAATTACGGTTTGACCTTAATATTGGCAACAAAGAAAACATCCGGGATTATCTGACCGAGGAAGAACTACTGTTAGTTCAGAATGCAGAAATGCTTGTAAGTTCACTGGTTGGATACGGTTGGGGATACGGAGAAATTAAGGAATTTTTGGAAAATAAGTCGGTGAATAAACTGGTCGGATGATAGACGCCCTAGATTCAATCTAGTGCATTTTTATTTTTTGAAAAAATGCTTGACTTGTATCTCGAAACATTATATAATGTATCTCGAAACAAGGAGGTGATACCCATAGCACCTAAAAGCAGAGCCGATTACTTCAAAGAGCGAAGAAAGAAAACAAAAAATTTTAGTGTTGAAATCGAAAAGGAAAAGTTTGAGAAGTTAGAGGAAAAACTTTCCCAAAAAGGATTGACTAAAACGAAATGGTTTAACGAAAAAGTTGATGAAGAAATCGGAAACTAAAAAAGAAGGAGCAGCCATACCCGCAAAGTAACCGGCTGCTCCTTTACCCCAAAAGGATTATGTAAATTATAGCACTGCATCTTCCTTTTGGCAAATTATTTTTGATTAAATGGAGGAGCTGAAAATGAGAGAAGAACTTATCAAAAAAATTATCTGTAACCTTGAAAATACCAGCATTCATTTCCTCAAATGCATATTGGCATATACAAATATACTTTGTGATAGATAAAAAGAAAGGAAAAATAATATGGAAAATATTGTAAACGTTGAAGGAACAGAGTTAGATGTCAGAGAATACAATGGTCAGATGGTTGTTACTTTTGACGATATCGACCTTGTTCATAAAAGACCAAGTGGAACGGCTAGAAAAGCGTTTAATAGAAACAAAAAGCGCTTTATAAATGGCGTTGATTATATTGTTTTGGAAAAAGAAAATTCTAATGTCCACCGGGTGGACATTAGAAATATTGATATTCCAAACAGAGGTATTACTGTATTCACCGAAAGCGGATACCTTATGCTTGTAAAACCATTTAAGGATGATTTATCATGGAAAGTTCAGAGGAGCCTTGTCAATGCTTATTTTGCATTAAGAAATCAACATCCAGCACCTACTTCCACCACAGCAATCGAGGAAAAGCCGACATTAGAGTTTGAAACAGACTGGTTCTGCATCAACCGTGGCAAAATCAACTACATCTGCCGTTGCTACGACATTACATCAAAGGAATATATGCACCACTTACTTGAAGTTTTGGGAAGAACGTATAATTTTGATGAAGCAAAGAGAATTTACAGCGCAACGACCGGAAACTGGAAATGCAGAAATTCCGAAGTAATCACCTACTTCCCACAGCTTTCAGAACTTGCATCTAAAATTCTTCAGCAAGATGTTGATAACTGTGCAACAGAAGAGACCCCATAAAAAGGGGTCTTTTCTATGCCATTCTTTTATTCGACGAAATTCGTCGAAAGAAATATTTAAGGGATTATTTTTCCCCTAAAACACATTTTACTGGTATTCTGATTTTGTTAAGCGACACGTTGTCGCTCAATTATTCTATTGTATGTTAAACATACGAAGCAAATCTCAATGTGAATGTCGGTCACATTGCCATTCCAACAATACCTCTTATCAGTTCATCAGCCAGTGCAAACACTTCTCTTCCGTAGGTAGCCAAAAAGTCGGCAACAATTTCTTCTGTCTGAATATCCATAGTCAAATTGTAGGACAGGCAGAACGCATGGCACAATTCATGGCACAGCACACGGTCATAGAAATTGCCATGAATCATATTTGATATGTAAATATCTCTTGTGTTCCTGTCTGTCATGCCAAACGTATATGTACCATCAGAACGCATCAGCATAGGGCTGGGACTTCCTACAAGCCTTAAATTCCAGTCCATTCCATTTATCGTGAACAACTTACCACCTCCAACATAAAAGGGGCTAAATAAGCCCCTTAAGTGTTTTAACCGATTTTTGTTATCAGTGCAGACAGCTTATTCCGCAGTACCGTCTTTTCTTCCGGTGTTGCATCGTTGATGATCTCCGTCATGTCGTTTGCAAGTTCGGTCATGTATGTGTTCAGGTCACGGACTTTTGCTTCTTTGTCCTGCTGTGTATTCGCCTTATGCAGTTCCTTATTTTCCATATAGGTTCTGCGGCTCATTCCACTTCTGCCCTCTCTTGCATCACGCATACCGGATGAAGAAGTTTCCGTGTAGTACATACGTCCCATGTCTCTGTCCATGTCACGGTGATACATTTCCGGAGTCATGTGATAATAGGGTGGTTCTTCATAACCTCTGCGGTAGGTTCCACGACCTTTAGGTGCAAATCTGCCGTCAGCATAGCGGTAATGGTCATAGAACCGTCTTCCACCATCCCCATAACGTTCAAACATTTCCATGTTTTCGTCCGAATCATATTCCTGCATGGTTTTTGTCAGTTCCCGATAGTACATAGCTTCCGATAAGTCTTTCATCATGTCGATGACCTTCCCCATTTCGCAAGTATCTACTTTGTCAATTCCTTTGTCAAACTGCGTTTTAGCGCATTCAGAAAGTTTTTCAATCATTTCATGCATTCTTTTAACATCCATGATTTTTCACCTCCTACGCTTCACGAACGGCAATCAAATTGCTGTTCTGCACTTCAATAGCTTGCGTAGAAGTGTTCTGAACGGCTACCGTACTGCAGCATCCACGAGGAACATCAATGTAAGCCTGTGCAGAAACATTGAAGAAATTCTCTACTGCTGCCGGAGTTACAATCATTCTTGTGGACTGCAAAGGTTCTCCGTCTACTGCCAGTGCAAGGGAAATTTCCTCAACAGTTCCACCAGTGGGAATCTGAATGTTGCCGGAATAACTTACAAGGAATCTTGCACGACACTGATTAGTGATACCTCTTAACTTCACAATTCCGGATCCCTCTCTATGATTGATACAGTTACTTCCATTTACGGCAGTTTCGGTAAAAGCAACGTCTGCTCCTGCTGCCACAGTCTGTAATGCTACTGCTGTATATTCAGCCATAATAAAACCTCTCTTTCAAAATCAAAGGGGCAAACCATATAGTCTGCCCCATGTTGTCAGTAATTCTGCATAGCAGACATAACCTTAAGGTTAAGTTACTCGATATGCAGTTTTAGCATCCGCAACCAGTGTTGCAACCACATCCGCATCCGTAATATACATTAGGGTTGGGAACCTGGTATGCCGGGATGGGCGCAGGATTCACAGCGTTAATGATCTGCTGTGTCTGTGCACTCATGGCAGTAGTCAGAAGAGCATTCTGACGATCCTGAGAAGCGGCTCTGCGCAGATCGTTGTTCTCTGCCTGCAGAGTAGCGATCTTATCCTGACATAAGTAGTCAAGGATTGCTCTTGTACCGGCATTCTGACTGTCGATAATATCACGAGTGTTGTTATTCATGGTGTTCTGCAATGCGCAAGTATTCGTTGCCATATTGTAGTTTACACCCTGGATAGCTTCACTGGTATCGCAGCAGCACTGTGCTAACTGTGCTTGTAAAGCGTTAGCATTCTGCATTCCTGCTACGGTGTCTGCATTGATAGCCTGTTGGATGCCATAGCCAGTCTGTAAAATGTTGGTATTTACGCCATTAAATCCGGTAAGCATACCGTTGTTTACAGCGTAGAATCCGTCACACAGACCGTTGTTGATTCCGTCCAGTTTACCGATGATAGACTGGGTGTCGAACCCTCTTTGCAATGCAGAATCGGTGTAGTAACTGGAATTAGAGCCATTACCGCCCCATCCATTACCGCCCCAACCTCCAAAAGCGAAGAAAAGGACGAAAATAATAATCCACCATGCACCATCGTCACCCCATGCACCGTTGTTTCCATATCCGCTGTTGGCAGGCATAACAGGCATGGTAAAGGGAGTATTGTTACTCTCAAACATAATTTTTACCTCCATATAAGATTTTTTATACTTAATCTTGCAAGAATTTAGTATCTACTTCATAGGAAATTGACGCTTGAATTTTTCAAATTCAGAATCAAAATCTACGCCACGTTCCTTAGCAATATTTCTGCCAAAATTTTCAACACCTGATATGTCACCTTTTTGCGCCATTCCCATTACATTTCTAATCATGGGGTTTTGCATCATCTGACTATTTCCCATAATCCCTTGAATTATTTGTTGTGGATTTCCCATCCCTTTGAGCATCTGCATAGGATTCATCATTTTCATTCTGCATCATCCTTTCTTTGCGATTGTGGAGTTTTCCTTTGCGTTTGCGAAGTTTTCAACTGTTCAATCTTTTGTTCCAGTTCATCGAAACGCTTCATAAATACCGCTGTGGCTTCGTCTGATAGGTCAAATTTCGCTTTTTCTGTGTCTGACGGTAAATTGTTAGGGTCTGCATCTAAAACAGGCTTGTAAAGCCTTGTATAGATTTTCCCATCTGCTCCCCAGGATTTAGCATAGATCTCCGACAGGTCCTGTTTTGGGAAAAATGCTGTGTTTCCATCCATAGGAACCTCATTCGGTGCTATGCACTCTTGCGCCGGTACAATACGACCGTACATCTGTACTGTGTTTTGCTGTGGCTGTTGCATAAATTGCTGTGGTTGGAATTGCTCCTGTTGTGGCATAAACTGTCCGTACATAGGTGTTCTATACTGCGGATTGAAATAGTTCGGATTCATAATCGGCTGCGGCATGGCTATTCTCCCTTTCTTCCATTGATTCTATCTGTTTCGCAATTTCAACTTCATCAAGTGTCTGATATGTCGGCTTGTTCATAAGTCCCAACGGACTGAAATTCATAAGCATTACCCGTTTCTCCTAAAACTTCCTCGATCACATGAACCATGATTGATTGATACTTAATCGGCACTTCCCTTGTACGTTCTTTGCTGAATATATGTTCCAGTGTTTCATCTGAAAATTTGAATTTTCCCAT